GGAAGAAATGTATATCGAACTTTATTATTTCGTTCAAATTCAATACGTTTAAACCCACCAACACCGCAACCAAACGGATCTTGTAGCCCGCAATGCGGATTAAACTTCTGTTCTAATTCAAGAGCAATTAAACAAATTTCAGTATCAGTTAAATGCAATTCGGTTTTAATTGATATTGCTTTTATTAAAGAAATAATATAAGCTGATGAAGATGCCAATCCACTTCCTTGTGAATAAACATCGCTAGTCAAAGAAATTGTTAATGGATCTATATTAAAATATTCTAATACAACTCTAACAACTTCATTTTTTATATCTTTAGCAAAATATTCTTCTTCTCTAATGGAATAGTTAAGAACATATTTATGTAAATGTTTGTTATACCCAACTTTATCTTCATGAATTGTAACGTATGTTTTTAAATCGCAAGTAAAACTTATTACCGAACCATATCCATATCTCTCAATAAAAAGGGGATTATCAGTAGAACCCCCGAACAAAGAAACTCGTAATGGACAATTTGTTATTATCATGTTAAATAAACATCCTTGAATTCTTGCATAACAATTTCTGGAGTATAATTAGCGGTATAACCATTCCAATCTATTTTGGCCATCTCGTTTCTATCAAAGAAACATAATATATTATATAGATCCTGAGCAGTATCATAATATATTGCTTTATTTTGCATCAAGTAAATATGACCATAATCATAAAAATGAGGAATTTCTTTTGGAAGCCAAGAAATAACAGGTTTATTTCTAATAGTAAATTCAGCTACCGATAAACTAAATATTTCACCATCAGCGCGTGCATGCATCATAGCATCACAAGTATTAACAAACTTCGCCTTTACTTGCTCGTCCATCGTCCATGGAAGGTGAATAACTCGTTCGTGATCAATGAACTTATCTGTATTTAAAAAGACGAACCAGAGGTCTTTACGATCCTCTAATGCTTTTTTAATTGCAGGATAAACAAAAGATAAATTAAAAGTTTCTCTACCTCCATGACGACCCAGAACTAATGCATCTTTAGGGATATCAAATTCTTCTCTAAATGTATCATGCATATCTGGAGCTTCTTTTTCTAGAATATGATGAACATAAGGATGAGTTCCGCCAAATTTTTCTGAAATATATTTACATACTCCAGAATAAACGTCAGCATGGGGATCATGCATTCTAAACACACAATGAGCTAATGATTTTGTATTGGTTGGCATTATGCCATCATTTTCGCCAGCTTTAATTGCATAGAAAGCATCTATCTTTTGTTCATCGCAAATCTTTTCGATAGCAGTTCTAACATTATCGTTCTTAGCTCCATCTCTATATTCTTCTTCATATAAGATTGTTGAAAAATCTTTAAATCGATTTAAAGATGGAGTTGGTTTTAATCCAGAGGAAATAATAATAGATTCATTACCCAAAATTTCTCTATTATATTTTGCATATTTGTAGAGACAAATTTCAGTTCCTCTTTCGCCTAATTGGTTACTGTGAAACGCGATTCGCATTATCTCTTTCCTCATCCATTTTTCTAAATTTTTCTACTGAATATTGTCTTTCTTCTACCTCAAGAGCTTGCAATTCCGGTTTTAAGAAATTAGCATCTTCGTGGTATCTAAAACAATGAACAACCTTTTCAATCATAATTGGAGAACCATAATGCCAGTAAGATCTAACAAAGTATTCCCCATCAACTACGAATCGTAAATTTTCGTCCATATCAATAGCATATTCTCTGCGAACAGCATAAGTAGATGGATTTCCCGTTGAATTATCACCATTAACATATGCATTATCAAATCTAGGCAACCTAGCATTAAAGAATTCAGTTCTATCCTCATTACAATTAACAAAACCAGCAATTAACCACTTTTTATCTGGATTTGCTTGAAATGCATCCCATGTTTCTTGTAAACCAGTTTGTTCTACAAAGAAATCGTCCATAAATAAAATTTTACAAATTTCTCCTGTTGCTTTCTGCATACCAAAATTAACATTAGCTGCAGTAGAACCGCGCATATAATCATTTTTGTAATATTTAATATCTAATACATGAGAAAATGTGTCGCAAATAGCTTTTAAATTATCACCGATACTATGATCAGCAACAACAATATCAAAATCTTTAAATGTCTGATATGACAAAGAAGCAAAAAATTCTACTAAAAATCTTTCACTATAACCTTCTCTTATTGAAGAAGTATGGATTGGAGCAATTATTGATATTTTTGGCATTATTTAATCCTTTTCATACATAGATCTAGGGAAATAAGTTTCACCTAAACTCGATATTGGTGGCATAAATGGAGCATTTTTTATTGTATAAAAATCTCCATCACAAACTGAACCTATCCACATTTCAGCTTTTAATCTAAAGGAATTCCATGTTCGTAAATCAGTAGATTGAATTAATTTAATCCACCAATCATTTTCCATTATATTTGGTAGTTTATTTATATGAGATGACTTAGACCACCAAATTGTTCCTGAATAATGAGGAGTTGGCCATTCACATAAATTAACTCCTGCACAAGAATGCGTTTCTAAAGCTTCAATGCAACGTTTCCAGTTTTCAACGCAACCCCACTCTAGGAACTTTCTCCAATTATAATAATTAACAAATCTCCTAAAATCCTTCGCATGTTTCATTCTGCTAGTAGCAGTAACACCTTTAGAGTGAAGATATAAAAAATAAGCATCTTCTCGTTTAGCATGAGCTTGTAATTCTTTCATTGTTATAGTTTCGTCATGAGGATTATGATTATCCAAATAACTAGAAGATAATTGTTGATCATTTAATTGAGTTTCGCAACAATTTAAAACTTCAATTTTATTAAACTGAGTACATAAGCCAACAAATAAATTTATTTGTTCTGGAGAACCGATACAATTAACATACATTTTTTCCAATTCATCATATAAACCGGAATTTATAGTTAAATAGACTTGGTCTATAAATAAACTAGACCAAGCCCCAGTATCATCAGTAAGGTAAATATGATAATACAAATATTTTTTCATTAGGCTAATTCAATCCATTCTTGATTATTTAATGACCAATGAACGACTTCTGAAATACGTTCCTGTAATGATACTTTTGGTTCCCAACCTAATGATTTCATATATTCTCCAGATAATGCATAACGTAAATCATGTCCAGGTCTAGAAGTATGGAAATCAATCATTTCATAATTTAATTCTTTACCAGCTGCAGCAGCAATCATTTGCGCTAAAGATAAATTATCAATTTCTTCTTTACCAACAACATTAAATTTAGGACATTTAGCATTACCATAATCAGGTTCATAAATAGAAGGATTATTTAAATTTAACAAAAATAGCATAGCATCAGCAACATCACTTGCATGAATATAATGGCGACTACCAGCTTTAGTTTTATCAGCATTAGAATGAATAAAAACTGTATCTCCATCTCTAGCTCTACGAATACATAATGGAATAAACTTTTCTGGATGTTGCCGCTCGCCAAATACATTCATTGTGTGAGTAATAAAAATTGGAGTTCCATAAGTATTTTCATAAGCTACACATAATTCTTCACCTGCGGCTTTAGATGCGGAATATGGATTTGTTGAATTATATCTATCGCGTTCTTTGTAATCAACGCCTTCTGGGGCAACACCAAAAATTTCATCAGTAGAAAAATAAATAAATCGTTCAAGGCTTTTATGTTTTCTAGCAAACTCAAGAATATTTGTAGTTCCCACAACATTATCCATTACAAATTCCATTGGAAATTCAATAGATCTATCTACATGACTTCCTGCAGCTAAATGTAAAATATAATTTATTTCACCAATAAAATTTTGCGTTAATGTTGAAATTTCAGCCTTTAAATCATGGAATACAAATTTAATTCTACTTTTAAATTCCGGATTCCTAGTTATAATGTCGCTTAATCTATTTAAATTTCCAGATAAATCTAATCTATCTAATGTAACTATTTCCCAATCAGTATTCGTTAAGAAATGATACACAACATGATGCGCAATAAAACCTGCTCCACCTGTTATTAATACTCTTTTTGTCATGTTAAAACCCTCAATTATAATTACAAATTTTACCAGAATAAACTTCTATGGAATTAAACATTCCATCAGTAGAAAAAGTCCCATCAACTATTTGATCGCAGCGTAATTTAAATAGATCTGCGTTTTGTTTATATCTACCTTGAAATAGATGGTAAATAGAATTAGCAAATACAGTTCCAATACCATAATATCCAAAATTACCTAACCTCCAAACACCTTCAACTGGTTCGCGCTCAAAAGTAGTTGGATATAATGCTTTGTATGGAACCATATAATCTTCAGCTACATATGAAACTTCCTCAGCAACATCACTGCGAGAATTTTCCAAAAACGATGGTTTACCCATTTTAATCCACGTATCTCTATATATGAAGAAAAAACATGGAGCCGCAAAAATATGCGCTCTTGGTGCAATATGATTTGATGCCTGAGCTGTTCCAATAAATGATTTTGTTGCAGTTGCATATGCAATAGCATATTCTACAATACCTGCATTTAAGGGAACGCAATCATTATCAAAAAAACCAACAACGTCAGCTGTGCTATTTTCTAAAACTTCATTCATCCACTGACCATGAGGAATTGTAGTTAAATCATACTGAACTTTTAATCCTAAATGCTCTGTAACTTTTTTATGGGAGTCAATTAAATATTCTCCATTTTGCCAATACATACATCTTAAATCTACTGTTATTTCACCCATGGATATTTCCCATTATATTTTTCTCGCATTATTTTATTACCTTGTTCAAAAAATTCTTTTGTCACAGAACCCTCATTACCACCCAATCGATAATTAATTGTATATTCTCCAGAACATTCATAATTATTAAAATTATCGTGCAATACTTTAAAAATTACTCTATCTTCTCCCCAACCAGAATGCCAGAATGAAGCAATTTTAATAGCAATTTCTCTAGGGATACAATAACAATTAGTATCAACCATATTTGTATTAGTCCAAGCTGACCATTTACCTAAACTTTCGCAATTATCTTGTAATATATAGTTGCCACTAGGAGAATAAATATTTCGTAAACTATACGCCCATTGACACCCAGTTGATTCTATAGTAGAAATCATAGATTCAATATGATTTGGCTCATACCAATTATCTTGATCCAAGAAAAATAGATAATCTTTATTTACTAGATGAGAAAACGCAGCATAAACTCGCTGGCCATAAAAACCGCCAGCCCCAACATTTTCCTCTAGATAAACTATTTGAATAGAAACACCAAATCCTTTACCAAAAAACATCTTTCTCACTTTAGATGCAAATTCCTTTCCATCAACTACAATAAGAGCAGTAACATCTTTATATGTTTGTTTAGAAATACTCTCTACTGCTTTTAAAAGAGTATCAGCTCCTGTTGTAGGAATTATTACTATTGCACTTTTCATTATACTTTAAACCCATCAAATGATTTCTTTTCAAATTTATTTTGTTTTTGCATTGATTTATACGATTCAGTTAGATCCATGCTTCCAGAATCAGTAATACCTTCCTGAGCTGATTGTTCAACATCAAACAATTTCATTTTAGCTCGATCAACACCAACAACAAATCGTTTATTTAAATTTAAATCTCTATAACGATTTTTTAATTGTTTAATCATCATTTGATTTAAATCATATAATTCTTCGCTGTTAATGATTGCACACATAAAATCAGCAATAGCAGGAACACCAAATGATTCAGATACATCACTCATATCAACATCACTACTTTGAGATCCGCTTCTAGTTGTCTGAGTTGCTGTTACAACAGGAATACTAAACTCCTGAGCAAAGCCACGCAATTCTTGAGCAATAGCCTGAATATATGTATAAGTGTTGATACTACCAGACATCTTCATTCGAGAACTAGCGCAAATATTTAAATAATCAATAAAAACTACATCTGGAACGAAATTCTTTTTTAAACGCAACTCATTCAATAAAGTTCTAAAATGATTAACATTAGCTGCAGCTGTTGGGTATTCTTTGACAAATAACTTACCAATCGTTTTTGATTTAACATAATTAATCTTTTTATCAAAAGAAGATTTATCCAATTGCATCAAATCATCCATACTAATTCTTAATAAATTAGCATCAATACGTTTTGCAATTTCTTCTTCAGCCATCTCACAAGTTATGTATAAAACATTTTTACCTGATAACTGAAAATCAGCTGCGAAATTACACATCATTAAACTTTTGCCGCCATGGGGTGGAGCTAAGATAACATTTAGAGTTTTCTTTGGTAATCCGCCATTTGTTATTAAATTAAAATAATTTAAACTAAAAGGAACTTTTTCTTCAGTTCTATGATAATATTCATAACGGTTATCAGCATCACCCAAATAGTCATGACCGACGCTAGAATCAAATGATATCGATAATGCTTCAGATAATAATGTAGGAATACTTCCTTTTGATAAATCTTTATGTTTTCCATCAAGAATTGTAATAGATTCTCTAACTGCATTAAATATTGCTTGGTCTTGACAAAAAGTTTCCGTTTTATCAACTAACCATTCTAAATCTACAGTTTCAGATTTAGCTTCATGCAATTCATTTAATAATGTAAGAGTTTCTTTATGTTCTTCTTCGGAAACTTGTTTTTCGTTTAACTGAATAATAAGAGCTTCATATGTTGGAATATTTCCATAATTTGTAATGAACGAACTAATCTCGTTAAAAATTGTTCGTTCATTTCTATCATTAAAATAATCTGCCCTTAAAAAAGGTAATACTTTTCTCGTAAATTCTTCAGAGTAATGAAGGTTCTTCAAAATCAGCGTATTCAGATTCAATATTTTCTCCTGCTTCTTTAATACTGTCAGTAAGAATTTTCATTAATATATCACCTATAGTATTTTTAAAATCTATAGTTTCAAATAATTCTTTTGGTTTTTCGGCGTCATAAACGACATCATAATTAAAACTTAACACAGCAGATCCATCTGGATTATCTGTACCATCATCTTGAACACTAAGTTCGCTTAATGTTACGATAACCCCTTCAAATTCACCGGATTCTAATTTTAATCCATTTGCTCCATTGACCTCAATGAAATTATACTCTACAACGGTTCTTTCGTCAACCATTTTTTTCTCCTACCAAACATTAAACCAAACGCCAGTTCCATGAACCCACGCAATTGGAGCCATAATGGCTCCAGCAATTAAAAATAACCATTCTTTATTGTTAATACAAACTATAATATGAGTAAACCAAGATGCTATTGTCCAACAAAGAAAACTAATAATAAGCGTTACATAAAAAATATCATTAATATCAATTCTAGTTAATCTAGGCATCTTCTAATTCCTCATCAGCAAACACAGCATCAATATCTTCTGCAGTTAATAACGTTCCATTTGATATTTGATAATTATGTTTAATCCAATCGTCAAATGTTTTATCTAATATGATACTTGACCAAAAATCTTTATTTTCTGTATCTTTTAATCTATATTTTTTATCTTCTAATTCACCTGTTGACATATTTACCTTTGAATACCACCCATTAGAAGGTTTAATTATATGACCAGATTCTAATGCAATATCTAATAATCCAGACCATTTGGATATCCCACCTTCAAATTTAACGGTAAAAGGCAATTTGGCTTTTTCTCTAACAAATCTAGATTTTTCTATATTAATAGTAAAATTCCAACCAACTAAATCTGATCCATCTTTTTCTTGAGATTTTGATATAATAAAAATTTGATTTGCAGAATACATAACTGCTGTTCCCCCACCAACAACAGCTTTTGAATATAATTCCATTGTCTGATATATATGATTTATAATAATACAAGGAATATCTTTCATTGTTAGATGTGGAGTAATAATTCGCAATAATGAACGAATAGCTTTAGCTCTAGTCATATCAGTAACTGATTTTTCATCTAATGCATCTTCAACTTCTTTTTTAGAACTTAATGCGCCTAATGAATCAACTAAAATAAATACTTTATCTCCTCGCTTAATTTCTTCGAGTCGTTTCACTATATCAAATTTTAACATTTCAATATGTTCGATTGGAATATGAATAACTCGCGAAGTATCAATACCATTAGAAGATAAATATTCTGGGGTAATACCGAATTCAGAATCATAAACTAATGCAACTGCATCTGGATACTTATCAAAATACGCTTTCATACAATATAAACCAAGAAGAGTTTTAAATGATTTTGATGCCCCAGCAAAAACCGACAAACCAGGAACTAATCCTCCAGATAATGACCCCGAGAACGCTATATTTAAAATCGGAAGATTTGTTTGAATACAATCCTTAGCATTAAAAAATGGAGAATTTGACAATATCGCTGCTTGTTTTATTGTTCCCGCTTTTTGCAATTTTTCTAATAAACTCATAATTATTTCGCCTTATATTGTTTTAATGTTCTACCGCGATACCAACCATCTCCAGGACAAGTATTTGATTTTTTATTTTCAACACCGTTAGTCCAATGAGGCAATTTACCAGCAATTTTTCCACCTAAAGAAGCATATTCAGAACGCTTCGTAAGGTCATGAATACCTTTTTCTTTAGCTTTGCACGCAAACCCTCCTAAAGAAGCTTGTTGTTGCAACAATGGAATTATGTGATTCATTGTTCCACTACTCCACAATTTTAGGGCAGCATCTCTTCTATTATAGTCTATAGAAAAAATACCTTTACCGCTATTAACAGATAATTTTCCTAATATCGAAGCTAATTTAGAATTATTTTTTAAAACTGGAATTAAAATTTTACATTGATGTCTACGTTTAGTTTCAATAGATCTATCCCAGCTATTAGAATATATTCCAGATTTATTTTGTTTAGTTTTTAATCCACCTTTTTTGCCTGCAATAGAAGCTAATAATAAATTAACCTCTATATCTGAATTCCCTTTTAACAAATAATAAGCCTTTAAATTACCAATACTAAATCCAAGTTTATATCTAATAAAATGAATAATTTTATGTTCTTTTATAGTTAATGGTACAATTTCCGTTGATAAATTATTTTCGCAAATCGGAATAATATGATGATTTTGATAAATTGAACTATCATACTTTCTTGAACGCGCCCTATTTATAATTGCATCATGAATTTCTAAATAATTCATAATTAAAATTCTACAGAAATATGTTTTTCAGTATTCGATACATATTCAACTTCAGAGGTTTTAAACCAAGAAACAATAATTTCATTTGAATTAAAATCCATATTAATGTCTTCTGGTAAATAAAATTCTCCAATTTCTTCCCCTGTTAGCGAATCAACGATAATAACATATTTACTATAAGTAAATAAGTCGCAAATAGATAATTCAGCATTAATAGCACAAGAAATAGGATCAGAATCAATTAAATCGGTATTTATTGTAATAAATTTTTCAAATTCTTCTGTTTGACCATCATCAAGAGAAAATCCTATACTGGCATTATAAAATACTTCACCCGTTTCTTGACAATAATGTTTTGATAATTCAATTGCAGCTAAATGAACTCCAAAAAATGTCCAGTTAGAAATTGAATCGGTCGATGTTTTCGTTTCGTCTGTCATAAAAGTTTCCTTATATTTTAGTTAATGGTTGCTGATTATTTTATAGAGGGGAGCTACCCCTCTTATTTTATTTATACTATCCAAAAAAATCATCAATACAATTTCTTCTTTCATAAGACCAACCAATAGATTGTAACATACCATTTAATGGATCCAAGAAAGTTTTTTCATACTGTTTATCGTAATCTACATATTGTTCTAAATCAAACTCAGGTGGAATTGAAACTGGAAATGAAATTACTTCATGTTTTAATGGATTAGGTAATTTTAAATAACAAAATTTAATATGTGCACCCTCACCAATCATTTCATATCTATTCTGAAGACCCATTTCACGAAGTTTATTGTTATATAGTATTGATCCTTTAGTGTGAATTGGACATTTATTACCATAAATCGTTTCTGAATCAGAATACTTTTCAATACCATTTACTCCACGAGGAAACGCAATCTCTTCAACAGAATAATTTTTAAACTCAGATTTAACCGCAGCTACAAAATCTTGAATATCACCTTCAGTTCCGTTTAAAATCAAACCAACTGAACTACGAAGTTTATCGCGAATAACTAATGGAGTTGAAGATTTAACAACTTCAAGACCCATAATTTTTATCTTAGGTTCGTTATAAACAACACCTTCATTTTCATACACATTTAATGCATATCGTTTTTTACCAGTCCAAAAACCATTAGAACTAATACCCTCAAGTTTAAATGAAATACAGTTACGTTTTACATGAGTATAGGCTTGCAAATCATTACAACATTCATTAATAATTGGATCAATCTTTTCTTTACAAATTTTACTTAAAACAGGAACAATTTCTTTAAATTCTTTATCAGAATAAAATTTATTAACAATAGGTTCCAATGAAAGATACATCGAATCTGTATCTTGATAAATTACCCATGGATAATCAGCTTTAAACATTTTATCTAATTTTAATTTAACAAATTCACCAACGGAAATAATAATGTATTGACCAGATAAAGTTACAGCTCGAGCATTTTCTAAGGTGTAATATCTAAAAAACGCATTACCCAAAGCTCCATATCAATTATGTTCATATAAGTTCGTTACACTTATACCGTTCTCTTATGAACTGCTAACTGTTCCCAGCTAGAGCAGACTATCTCATCAACCACGTGGGTTGCCCTGCGCTTCCACTCACTTGAGTGTACTTCCTTTCGGAATAGTCGTTACACCTTCCTATTTCTAGGCTTGGCACGGTATTGTCCGTTCTGGATGTTCACCGTTTTCACAGAGTTCTCATTAAATATTACTACTTAATGCGCCATATAGTTTAGCGAATTCATGGCAATTTTAAATGCCATTTGCTCATTATTAAATTTTGAGATTAAATTTGAAATTCGTTTGTATTCTTTTTTATCATAATCTTTATTAGATTTTAAGGCTTCTAACTCAGATTCATATTTTAACATTGTTGATTTTGCTTCTTTACGTTTTTTCATATAAACGTCAATCAACTCAGGAATCATACCAACTTTATCTTTACGATACATAGCTCCATTAGCTGCAACAGCATATTCTTCTGGAAAAGTATATTCTTTATCTAATAAACCTTTAGTTGTAATATTACCATCAAACATACCAGTAAAAGTTTCCAACGAAATATTCCATGTTTGTAAAATACTTGGATACAAACTAGTGGCATCGAAACTAGCAATATCGCGATAAAATCCAGGAACTGGTTCGCGAACGTATGCACCTTCAAACTGTTCGCTTTTACTATTTTTAGATCTAGGCGGAATTACTATTTTATTGGCTTTTAAATGATTAAAAATAATTGCATCCCACATTCTAATTTGGCTATAAATATCACCATAATTAATCTTAGCCAAATAACTCATGGTTAAGCACAAATCAATAAGTTTTTCTGAATCTTCTAACTCATCAACTCTATCGCAATCGATAATGTTATAATCTACAAACATATTCCAACCATTGGTATAAAAATCTTTAAATGTATCAAATTCACTATGATCTAATTTACCATGACCTAAAACTAACTGAGCTACAGTTTCTAATCGTAAATTTTCTGGTTTTTTCTGTCCGTATTTTTTATAAAGATCTCGAAAGTCAACAACGTTAACTCCAACAATTTCAAATAGAGTTGTTGGTTTACCAAAATCGTCTTTAGTTTTTCGTTCTTTAATCCTGTTCCATGGACTTAAATCCTTAACTCTATCTTCGCTAATAATTTTAGCAATACGATTAACAAGATATTTTATATCGAACCCTTCAACGTTCCAACCTGTAATAATATCAATATCGCTATGTTTCCAGAAATCAACAAAACGGTTCAATAAAGAATACTCATCATCACATAAAATAAACTCACAGTTTTCTTTTTTATTTCCAGTATATTCTCTAGACATAAAAGTTGTAGAGCGTTTTGTTTTCATGTTCTTCATAGTGATAAGAAGAACTTCTTCTGCTGCTAAATCAGGAGATGGAAAACCGGAATTTTCTGTTGCAGTTTCGATATCCAATACATATGAATTAATGTATTCTATATCCCAATCAATAACTTTTGGAAATTGATCGGAGATAAATTGGACATCGAATCCGATATCACCATAAATTTCAAAATTATCTACATCTTCGTATCTTTTAATAAAATCACGGGTTTCTTTAATATCTCCAGGTTGGATTTCTTCAACATATTGACCGAAAAGATTTTTCCAATCACTTTGTTTATTTGATTTAACATAAACTTTAGGCGAATATTCATATTTGAACTGAACTCGCTTACCATTTTCAATCCCTTTGTATAAAATACTATTCCCTAATATAGATACGTCAGTGTAGAATTTTGTCATTTATTTTCCTGTAAAGATTTTTTGTGGTGGAGTTAAAATCTTACCAAATATTTTGTTATACTGCTCAACAAATTGTTCATCTGGCTCAATATAAAATAAAATTAAATTTTTATTAATTTCAATTTTATTTTTATTTTTTGGATTATTATACTCAGGGAAAGGAGCAAAACCAACTGATTGTTCTTTTGGATTTTCCAATGAGTCAGTAATAACTAATTGAATTGTATCTTCAAATAAATAACATTCCGGATATACTTCGCTTTGCCCAAGATATGTTCCAAGAACTGTTTCACCAGATAATAACTTAAATTGTTTAACTGTCATTTTATTCCTCTATTTTATATATTTTAACACCGCATTTTTCAAGAAAACGAATACCTGCGGCTGAACGATATTCGTTTTTATAATATAAAGTTTTTATACCAGAACTGTATATAATTTTTGCGCACTGTAAACAAGGACTATGAGTACAAATAATTGTTGCACCTATACCAGATTCTGTTGAACGCGCTAACTGACTAATTGCATTTGCTTCAGAATGAATTAACTCATCATAGGTTTTTAATCCTTCCCATGCGTTTTTATTAGAATTATACGTGAATCTAGCTTGTTCGTCAAGAGGTAATTTTGAAAATTCAACATTATCAATAGAAACTGGATATTCACAATCATTAGGCGTCCACCCTGCAGGCATTCCATTGTACCCACAGCTAATGATACGATTATTCTTTACTATGACCGTACCAACTTGTAAACGAGTCGCATAGGACAACTGAGCAGTTCTCTCGGCGACATCCATAAAGTATTTAACAAATTTATCTTTCATTTTTTATCAGGGTTAAATTCATCATCAATATCAAATATAAATTGCTTTATAATATAAAACGCTTCTTCCATATTGCTTTCACTAATTTCCATATCACACCTTGCTCTAATTATTTCTGGCGTAATTACTTTTAATTCTTCATAGGTATAAATTGGATTTTCATCAGCTCCAGCATACCATAAAGCTAGTTTTTGAGTTTCTTTTGTTTCACCGGATTCAGTTGTATGAAATGCATACCAATCTGAACAAGACCAACGGCTATAAGACATAATACCTCCTACATTTAAACTATAATAATATTATACTATATAAGTCATTTTTCGTCAAGCAAAAAAAAAAGGGGCAACCATTTCTGATTGCCCCTATAGCTATAAAACCTAATTATTCTATTTGAAATATTTTAGGCTTTTTGTTATCCGGTATTACATTTCGTAGCGATACATATAGCATACCATCGGATAATGATACTTTATCGACTTCAACTGTATCAGCTATAGTAAATGTTCTAGTAAAATCTCTTTCAGCAATTCCTTTATATAAAAATTCCGAATCTTGCTTAGATTTATCTTGTTTAATTTTACCTGTAACAACAAGTTTACCTGTATCTAAAGTAACTGAGATTTGATCTTTTGTATATCCAGCAACTGCCATTTTGATAACAAACTTCTCTTCAGACTGTTTAATAATATCATATGGGGGAAAACCAGTTTGAGGCTTTTCCAATTCATTGATTCTACGAAATAATTCGTCAAAACCAATTAATGCTGAATTATGAATTGTTCTAAAAGTAGTTAAGTCTTTTGCGTACATATTTTTCTCCTTAAAAGCAAGATTTAATTTCGACCCCCGAAGCAGGTCATTTTTCCACGAGAACCATTCTCGTAAAACTATTTAGCCAGCGTTTACATCGCCTGACCCAGAAGCTGTATGGCCACATGACGCAGCATCACCAGCCCTACAAACTGCAATGCCATTAACAAATACTGAACCAGAGCCAGCAGCCATTTTAGGAGAAGCATGAGGAGCATTACCGTGCCCAGTAACAGCATCACCTTTTCTAACTGCAGCAGCTCCATTAACAAATACATTACCGGATCCAGCAGCCAAAGAGCCGCCAGCTGAATCCGTACCTTTTCTAGTAACTCCAGGCATTATTTTTTAACCTTTCCGATGTTATATTTACTAACCAAATTATATTCATCTTTTTCTTTATACGATAAAATTTTAATTTGACTAATAGGAACTAACGGAGATTTACATTCATCTTCGTGTCTAATTTCCAATAATTCCCAATCCCTTAAAAGGTTTACAATAGTATTTCTTCTAGCAATATCATTTTCACTAATTTCATGAGATTTATTATCCAGACCAAATAATTCTTTAAAATGGATAATTACATATCTACTTTGTTTATGTAAAATATGACATGATTGATATAAAGTTTTATCTTTTTTAGATAACACGCCAATTCTAGATAATGTTTCTTTAATTTTTAAAAAATTATTTTCATCAATAAATACCTCAACGCCATATCCATTAAAAATGTCACTCATTTTATAACTCCTGTTTTATCAACAACTTCCTTAATTTTATCAATTTGTTCAGGAGTAAGAATTCTTAATGCATCTTTGGCTTTTTCTGATGAATAACCGAAATACTCCTTAATTACCTGAATATCTTTTGATTCGCTTGCTTTATACCATTTTTGAAAAGGTCTTTTCTTAGCAACTAATATATTTAGGTAAAAATCATATTGCATTTTTTTATCTAAACCGGAATACTGATTCATTTCATTTACATATAACAAACAATCATTATGCTGGCTTAATGCTCTATTTACAATATAAGGTTCGTACTCTTTTTCGTTATCAGAAGTAATAATAGAGTTTTTATTTTGCAATAAAGATGGAAGAAGCTCTTTAAACAGATCCATAAATCACCTATTTGAATTCTAAGTCAACCATACATTCTGTAAAAAAAGCCATTAAATTAATCTCATGGTCAATAACAAAAGCTGTTTGATATTGATATCGACCAATTAATAACACTAACTGGGGTATTGAATTTGGCTTTAAAATATCATACATTGAATCATACATCTTGCGATAAATTGTTTGACTATCGTTATCTAAGTTATCAACAACCCACTTTCTAACATCAGCAAATGATTTTTCTTTTAAACCTTTGATTAATGGTGTTAAATTTACATCAGAAACTTGTGATAATAAACCAGCATCAATAACACCACCCATTGCATAACGCTGAAGTTCATTTAAGACTCTACGGTTATCTGGATAATATTTAGCAATAACCTGAGCTACAACTTCTTTGTTATATTCAACTTTTTCTTCATCTAAAATCCAACAAACTCGTTTAAAAAACTGAGCCATTAATTTCTGTTTATCTTCTTTGGAAACTTTTACATCAATAACAGAACATCTTGAATGTAGCGGTTCAATAATACGGTTTTTATAATTACAAGTAAAAATAAATGAGCAGTTACGAGAAAACTCTTCAATTGCATTACGCAAAGCTGGCTGCAACGAATTAGCATTTAAATAATCTGCTTCATCAATAATAATTACTTTACGTCCGCCAGATAAACTAACTGAAGATGCATAATTTTTAATTTTACCACGAAGAACATCAATACCATTTTCATCAGAACCATTAATGACAATATAGTCACAATCTGCTTCTTTACATAAGGCTTTTGCAATAGTTGTTTTACCAACGCCAGCTGTACCGGAAATTAATAAATTAGGTATTTTGTCTTGAGCAACAAATTCTTGAAATGAAGATTTGATTGATTCAGGAAGAATACAATCGGCAATTTTTTCTGGTCTGTATTTTTCGCACCATAACATATGCTCACGTATCATAATATAAACTCCAAAATAAAAATAATAAAAAGGGTGACCGAAGCCACCCAAAAATCAATTTAAGCTGTATGACCTGATACAACACTTACATAAAGTTTAGCAAATTCTTTATCTTCAGTATTTTGTTCAGCAAAATTTTGTTTATGATACGTTTTAGCTAAACGATTAATAATTTTCTTTGGTAACTCAATTTGATCTTTAACAGCATCAACGATATCTTTAATTGCTTCTTTTTCGCGCTCAACTCTAGAAAAATGAACTGAAATTTCTTTTAATCCATCAGTAAGAATTTTCAATTGTTTATCATCAAGCGTACCAAATACAGTTTCTAAAGTTTCAGTCATAATATTATTCCTCTGTCAAAATTGATTTAATGCCATGTAAAAATTCATCATTAGACACTTCTAATGATAGATAAGCATCCAATAAAGTAAACAAAAATATTTGTTTCATTTTATAACTTGAAGTAGCTGGAATATAGGAGTTCCAGTTATCTAACATTGTATTATTAAAATCACTCATATATTATTTACCAAATGTTGAACTGGTTTCAATAGTAATCCAATATTTTAATTCAGCTGTAGTAGAAGTCCATGCCGAAATACCTTTACTAGAAATCTCAACCGTATAGGTATCTGAAATAACTTTTAAATTTTCAGCTTTAAAAACTAATTTAAATACTTTACCTTCTGGGTCAACATCTGACATCTCTAATGAATTAACATGACTTGAATCATTTGCTTCATCAAAAGTAACTAAAGATACAGTAGTTCCATCAGATTCAACTGCTACATGAGGCGCACCAAGAACAGTTGCAGTTTTTAATACCCATTCAAAATCTTCTTTAGAGAACGTAAATTTAACATCTGGAGCTGGAACATTAGGAAGTTTTTCTGGCGGAACAACAATCATTGATTGATCAGCAACACGATATTTAATTTTACTACGACCACCGCGACCTTTAATAATAACATGTTTATCATCAAATTCTAATTCTGGACCTTCTTTAAATAAAGAAGCAACTGATAAAAAGTTATTTAAGTCATAAATACCGAAATCTTGGGGAATTGTATCTGAGATAGTTGCAACAGATAAAATATTTTTACCTGGACTCATTGTTGAAACTGTAGAACCCTTTCTAAAGAAAATACCTTGATTAATATGAGCAAAGTTTTTTAGAATTGCAGTTGTTTCTTGAGAAATTTTCATGTTTTATATCACCTCATCGTTAAGAATCATTTTAAAAATTGGAGCGGGATAAGGGAATTGAACCCTCACTAGAAGAATGGAAATCTTCTGTTCTACCATTAAACTAATCCCGCAATATTTGGTGCCCCTCCTAGGACTCGAACCTAGAACCAACCGATTATGAGTCGGACGCTCTAACCATTGAGCTAAAGGGGCAAATTACATTACTATTATATAACGTAACTATGTATTAGTCAAGAATTATTTTTTCTGAACTTTTTTGAAGAAATTATCTAATTTTTTATCACACTGTTTATTTGAATTTATCAAAGATTCAACTTTTGCAGTTAAAGCAGCATGATCATCCTGTAATTTAGCTAAATCGCCGGAACTAGCGCAACCTGTTACAAATAAACATAAACTAACTAAAAATAAAGTTTTCATAACTTCCTCGTATTAAATTAATTGGCGGGCAGGGAAAGACTCGAACTCTCATCTTTGTATTTTGGAGGCACATGTTTTATCCAATTAAACTACCTACCCAGTATTGGCGTCGCTACGGGGAATCGAACCCCGCTTACAAGAATGAAAATCTTGTGTCCTAACCGATAGACGATAGCGACAATTATTTTTTAAAACCCATTAGGGGTGACTAGTGGGACTTGAACCCACAAAATCTCGAATCACAATCGAGGACGTCTACCAATTCCGTCATAGTCACACCTAATGGGTCTTATTTGGTACTCTAGGGGAGATTCGAACTCCCAAGCCTCGCGGCAGCGGTTTCTAAGACCGCCGTGTATACCATTCCACCACCAAAGCATTTTTATTTGGCTCCAAAGGAGGGATTCGAACCCCCGACCTACGGATTAACAATCCGCTGCACTACCGCTGTGCTACCTTGGAATAAAACATATTTTCTCAAATATTTTTATTGCATTATTTTTGATAATCCATTCACCGCATTCTTTTGTTATATCATGGTGATTTAACAAATTTTTTTCAGTAAGAGATCGATTTAATACAAAATCATATTTAACAACTTTAAAATTTCTATAAGGATCATATGTTTGATATGAATCTAATCTAGAATTTAAATCTATAGTCATACCCAATTTATAATGATCTGTAAATTGGGGATTTTCTATCATATAAACTAAACCGGATTTTAATTGATTAAATTTTGCATTTCTTTCAAAATTTAATTTTAATAAGGTTAATCCAGCTAATTTTCGGGCAAATCTAGCATTAGATAATGTTTTCAACCCATTTCCAGATTTTCCAAATAATTCTGAATACATTTTAATATATTCTCGTAAATGAGATTCTTCTATCTGGAAAATACCATCAAAGGGAATGACATTTAATTTAATCAATTTATCCAACACCGCTCGTTCAAATTCTTTAATCATAATTAATTATTTACAATTACATCTAATATTTTTAACTCTAATTCCGGTAGAGTTCCATTATTGTCAATTATATAGTCAATATGAGGATTTCCATACCAATCGTATTCAGATTTATGCATATTTTGCGATGCTGCATAAGCATCAAATACAGATTTATCTAACGAATCAAGATAACCGTACCAGTTAGGTCGTGTTTCTTTTCTATCAATTTGAATAAATACAGCTCCAATAGATTTTAAGAAACTAATCTCGTTTTTAAATCTAACATCAGTAATAACTACATTATCATACTGTTGAATTTTTCGCTCAAGAGAATCAACCCAAATTCCATCAAGTAAATTTTCTCTACAAACTTCTGTACCAAAATACTGTAGTATATATCTAGGTGTTATAGGTTTATTAAATTTAACCGACCAAAAAGTATCAACAGTTTCACGAAAAACTCTAGATTCTTCGGTGTCACCTTCTAATAAAGCTCTATCCCAACCAAAAATAGAAGATACTGCATCTTTTAATGAGCCAGCAAAAGATAGAGCAGTAAAATTATTTTCTACTAAAATATCGCCAGCAGTTCCTTTTCCGGAACCAATAAAACCAAGTAACCCAATAATCATAATATATCCTAAAATATCAGGAAAGTAAAGACAAATATTTATTCATAATATTTGATAAATCTTGTTTTAATAATATTCTTCCATGATATTTAAAACTGTCTCGCAATGTTTGATAACTTTCAGCATTTTCAGATAAATGTTCATTAAAGGAAATTAATAACTTTTCTTTAGTTAATCCAGTTTGACTATTATTATCAGTATGTTGGCCACCAGCCATAGCAAGCCTATCGCTAAGAGGAACTCGCGTTTGAATCTGTAGCTTTCTAGCTATAAATTCATCAGTCATAGGAGCAAAACCATAATTAAAAATAATAAATCTTTCTGTATTGATTAATCTTCTATAATGTCTGCCTTGATTATATCTAACCGCATTAGAATGCATTAAACGAGAACCTCGATGTTCCATAGTATTAGGAACATCCAAACCAACCTTAAGAACATCCCATAAAGGAACGTCATATGACAAAGTATTTGATTCTCTAGATTCCAATTCATCAACAAAATATAAACATGGAATATATAATTCTTCTTCTTTTGTTGCGCCTAAACTAGAAAAGTCGCCTATTAAAAATTCAGTTGTATTCAAGCAAACTTTCCAACCAGTAAGATTTGCTTCAATATCCATTACTTCACGATCTACGTCACTAGCACTAAAGTCTGGGTTTTTGCTGTTAACTATTTCCCAAGTAGGACAAATTTCCTTAATAATTTCAACGCTTTTATCTGTACTAGCATAATTAATCAAAATACCATGATCAAAATACTTTTTATGGTGATTCAACCACCATGGAAGTAAGTATTCTTCATTATAAAAATGAGAAATAATAGTTTTTTTCATTTATCACCTAAAAATTGGTCTCTCATGACGGATTCGAACCGCAGACCTATCCGCCCCAAACGGATCGCTCTACCAGACTGAGCTAATGAGAGTTGGAGCCTCTTCCCAGAATCGAACTGAGATCTGAAGATTACAAGTCAACTGTAATAGCCATTATACTAAAGAGGCAAATATTCTTTGTAAAGTATCTATTTATAAAAATACTTTATTCTATTTAGTCAAATTTTATAGTATAGAGGTATTATATATTAACACCTCTATAAAGTCAAGCACTTTTTTAAATTATTTTACAATTCACCCAAATAATTTGCTACAGCTGGTAAATTACCTTGGAACTGATAACTTCCGACATGTACACAGTTAACCCACGGTGCCATCCAGACTTCAATACCGATTTTTCTACACTGTTGACAGAAATGATAATCTTCGCTTAATACGCGATTTGATTCTGCATCAATCTCAACATTAAAGTACGAATGAATTTTTCTATCTCCACCGAAATGTTGTGTTCCAACGTGGTCTGGAGTATATTCATATTGAGGAAACGCCTCTTTAAATTTAGATAATACATCTTTACGAATCATCATCATACCAGTTCCAATTTCAAGAACTTGTAACGGCTCAGTAACATTAAACTGTTTAGTTCCTGCAACAGGATTAAATACAATATCTCCGCCTAAACGTTCCAACTCACCAGAAGAAATATTCGGATTTTTAATAATTGCTTTTTTAATATTATCCCATTTAATAGTTTTCTTTGGATATGGAGCACCAATAATATCTTTATCCATAACCAACATTGCAATAACATCTACTGCATTAAATCCAATATCAGCATCAATAAACATCATATGAGTGCAATCAGAGCGTAAAAATTCATCAACCAAATAATTTCTTGCCCGCTGAATTAAACTTTCGTTAAATAAAAATGAAAATTTAACTTCAATTCCATACTGCAATCCAGCCATTTGCAAATCTAGACAGGATTTCATATAAGCACCAAGGCAACTACCACCATACATTGGTGTTGCTACAAATAATTTTTTGCCTTCTAGGTTTTCTTTTGATAATTTAATTTCCATAATTTAAGTAGTCTCTTTTAAAATTTGTTCGTTAATTTTATTTTGTATATCTTCTGGTATTGCGAATATCTTTTCGGTAATCTCGGAATTATATTTAGATGCAGCAGTTTCTCGTATATTTTTAATCGTTTCAGCGGCTTTTGTTGGAATTAAAGGAATTTTTGAAATATCCTCAGCATAATGAATTTTACATGAATATTCTTGAACAGTATTAAATGCTCTAACGTCCTCAATAAAATGTTTAAAATGTATTTTTGCTAATTTCCAAATAGTAGAAATAGTTATACATGGTTGACATTTAGTTTTTGCCATTTTTACCTCTCTTTTTCCTAATTATGTGACTCTTTACAAATTTCTTAATTTTTTTATTTAGAGCAGTTTCAGCTCGTTCTAGGACAAATTTAGAAACTTTAGTTTTAAAATCAATTCCATTTAATCTATCTATTCCTTGTTGAATAATTCTTGAAGTTAAACCATCGAACCTAGTCATCTTTTCATTTCCTTCGAAATCTTGATATGAAACAATAACTGTAGTAGGGCGTTTAACTGCCATTAATAAACCCATATTACTTAAATCAGATTCTTCTAATAAAATTTCGCCATGCGATTCAATAACAATAGGATTGAAAAATGCAACAAAATTATCTGCAACTCCAGCAACCAATACTTTATGCTCTAATCCGCATTGATTTGCGGCAATTCCATATACTTTATGAAATTTACATGTTGCAATTAACTTTGAAGCAATTTCGCTAGAATTTAATTCAGTATTAGTAAAATCGAAGTGTTTTAACTTTGTAGTTAAAACTGGATCTTTTTGATCACATAATTCATAACCAAGAAATTGAGGTTCAGGCACTGCTGCAGCCTGAGAAACTACATCAGCAGTATTATATATAAACTCACTCATTGTATAACCTTCATCTTTGAAAAGTTTTTTATTTTTTCGAACTTTAATGTACAATCGAATTTATCCGATACTTGATCAGATTTGTGACTAATAACAAATATATTTGTACTTTTATCAACTGATGCCAATAAATTCATAAAAACATCAGTTCCCGTTGAATCGAGGCTAGAATCCATTATTTCGTCTAAAATCAATAAATTGGTATTTACCGAATTTTTTAATCTAGCCAGTTGTCTAAATGAAAATAAAATAGCTAAATCTAATCGAGTTTTTTCACCCTCAGAAAAATTTGCATAAGTAAATTCATCTCTATGACGCGATTTAATTACTTCTTCAAAATTTTCATTAATATTAAAATTAACAAAGAAATCTAATTGAGCCAAATACTGATTTATATATTTGTTTAAAATAGGAAGATACTGTTTAATTATACGAGTTTTAATTCCTCCATCCTTTAACATAACAGAAATAAAATCATAATAACTTTTTTCATTTATATATTCTTCATATTTTTCAACATAAACATCTAATGATTCAATTAATTCTTGCAGTTTATCTGAACCATTATCAGTGGTATTTGATGAATCTTTTAGTTGATCAATTTCATTAGAAACTAGTTTTATATATTTTTGCGCAGAAACAATATTTGAATTTTTCTCTGATAAAATACTTGAATTCTTTAAAATTTTAGCGTTTATCTTGGATATAGCAACTAACCTATCAGTAGCAACCTGTAATTCCTTAGATAATTTGTTTTCGCCATCAACTAATTCCGTTAATTTAGTGCTATTTTTTTCAATAATTTCTTGTTTAAACGCAGAATCAATCGATTGTCGGCATGTTGGACAATTATCATTTGAATGATAGAATGTGTTATCTTTTTCTACCTTAGATATATTATCGCGCAATTTACCTTCAATTAATAATAATTTATTTTTCTTTTTTTCAACGACATCCATATCAGAAATTTCCTGACCTAGCCGTTGGTTTTCAGACAATAACTCAGAGATAGTTTGCTGTAAATCTTCAACTTCAACACAAGTATTTGCAATTAATTCTTTTTTTCTAAGAATTAGTTCATCAGAAACTTGATTGGTACGTTTAATATTTTGTTTTTGAAGTTCTATTTTGTCTTTAAATAATTCAATATTAAATTTACAATCTTGAACAGTTTCTTTAATTCCAGATACTTTATCTTTAACAATAGAATTCATATTAGAGAAAATTTGAATATCAAGTAAATCTTCAATAACAGAGCGTCTATCTCCAGCTGATAACTGCATAAAAGGAGTATATCTAGCTGACCCAAGAATAACAACTTGAGTAAAAGATTTATAACTCATTTTAAGTATATATCTTTCTAATTGTTCTTGATAATCTTTTACTTTTGCGTCTTGGCGAACTAAATCGCCATTACAATAAACTTCAAATATATTGGGTTTAATACCACGAATAATTTTATATTTGTTTGGACCAATAGAAAACTCAACTTCAGTAACCAATTCAGATTTATTAATTGAATTTATTAAACCGCTTTTGTTAATTTTTCTAAAAGGTTTTCCATAAAGGGCAAAGGTAATTGCATCAATAAACGTTGAATTGTGTGATACCAAACCATTAGCATAAAATTCCTTAACATCGGCAACTTGTAAATCAAAAAGATCTTCCTTAGTTTTTAAGTGTTTAATCAATTTAATTTTCACAGGACCGTTTTCTGTGAATAAAAAATCACCAACAGATAAATTTTTACTAGCAACCCAATTACAATCATTGCTTAACATAAGATGATCTGGAGAAACTTTTAGGATTTCTCCAGATTCAGATTCAAGCTTTATCACATCAGATTTTTTAGCAGTTAAAGCTGCCCCTTCAATACATTTATATCCGAAACGAGTTTTTACAGAAAGCGTTCCTATTAAATTTGGATATTTTTTATAAAATTGTACAACATCACCAACTGTAGTTTTCATAATAAATTTTGCGTGTAAGTTTCAATAAATTGTTTATAGTCGTTTTTATTAGTCAGAATAACTGAACCAAAAGTAGATTCTTTATATTTCATTTTTTGTATATATACATCATCTGTATAGCCAGCTAATTCCACCCAAACATTAGAATTAATCAAATAAAAATCGCACCGCATTTTAGAGTTTGGATAATATTTTTCTATTATAAAATCTACACCATTTACAAACCCATTTTCAACTAACATATAGTAAAATAATATTTCATTAGAAGAACGAAGTAATTTATTTTCAACTTTCATCGAATACAAATAATTACCATGTTTACCTTTTAGTAATATTGGAGCATCAGTAGATTTAAACTCTAAAAACGTTCTTAACCAAGAATCAATATTTTCGGGTTTATCGTTAACCAACTCAAAATAATACGACTTTAAGTATTTCTTCTTAAAATTAACCATAGACAAATATAAATCAAATTCATCTAAATTTTTCAATATAAAGAGTTTTATATCCTCTAAAGAATAAAAAATTTCGCAATTTCTTGAGATTAAATTTTCTACAAATTTTTGTCTACCAAAAATTTCTCCATATTTTTCAATAAATGTAGTTAATTTAAAAGTAGATTTTTTAGAATTTATTAGATTAAGTTCATCAACAGATTTAGAATTAAGTGTTGAATTCCATTTTTCTTGCCTATCGATCCAAATAGATAAACCTACATCATATCCATATTTCTGTATACATTTTTCTCTAGAAAAAGTTGATTGAATTTCAGAAACGCGTAAAATCGCTTCCTGAGTCGATAAACCTTTATATTCCCAGTATTCTATACATCTAGGAGAAAGATGTTTAAAACTTTCTTTAGGCTTGTTTGAATTGGTTTTAGCACCCTTTTTTTGATGTTCCAACCTCATTTCTTCAGCTTTTTCCAAATCCACGTTAAATTTATGAATATAATATTCAACGTTAGTTGGCCTGCGAATTTTTATTTGATACTTAGCTTCTTCAATAGAATATCCTTTTTGTATCCAGGTTTCCAATTTAAACGCAGACATAATTACACCCCTATTTACTTAATATAATTATATTTATAATTTTTAAATGGTCTAGGAAAGAAAATCTTTAAATAATTTTTCTATTTCAGGATTATCAAATAACACATCAATTTCTGTAGATTTATGCAGGCATTTGCCTTGCCCGTTAATTCCAGTGGATAAAGTAGTTCTATCTTTATTTAATTCAATTTCAGTAAAGTTATTTCCATAGGAAAGAAAGTTTTTAAACCGGATTGTTTCAAAAATTACCATTATTCAACCGCCATTGCTTCAGTATATAAATTAGACATCATAGTCTTCAATTTGTTTTTATCTAATTCTTGTTGATTAATACTATCAATATATTTGTAAGTAATTGTTAATGTATCATCAGTTTCATCAACATCCTCATCAATTTCTAAATCAACTACATCTTCAGTAATTGATACATCTATAGGGTTATTCGCATAAACTTGATCGACAAATAAATCAAACAAATATGGATTAGTTTTGGCCTTAACTTGAATCTTAACATATTTACCAATTACGTTAGATAAAAATTCTTTATCAAGATAACTGGAATTAATGACATCACTAGATCCAGAATCATCATAATCCATCTTATAGAAAATTGAATTTGGATTAAGTACAGTTTCCAATTCCCTAGTTTCTAAGTCAAAAACTCTAAAACCTTTTGGATCGGCATAATCTTGCCAAGTCATCTCATAAGGAGTCCCTATGTACTCGATATTCCCTCTCTTAGACGCGTGATGATAATGACCGGATAATACCCTTTCATAATTAGAAAACGCCTTAGCGGACAATCCATGCTCCGATAGGATACTACTTTGGTACATCTTAAAACCTTCTATTTCAAAATGCCCAACACAAACAGTAGAAGTATCTTGTTTAATAAAATTTAAACATTCTTGATAATTTTCTTTACAAATCCATGGAATAATAGAAATTCCATTAAGAAGTTTAGTTGGTTCTTTTACAACAGTTACATTTTTAAATTGTGTTAAGAATAACCCAGAACTACTAATACTCAATGATTCTTTATAAAAGAGGTCGTGATTTCCTAATAGCGTAGTTAATTGTATATCCAATTTATCAAATCTAGAAAAGAAATATCTTTTTGCTTCATCAAGAGTATAATGGTTAGAATATTTACGTCTATCAAAAATATCACCTAATTGAATAACGTGTTTAACATTATTAGCAATTAAATAAGGAAAAAATATATCAGTATAGAATTTATCAAAAAATTCATGAAAATGTTGACTATCCCCGCGACAACCAAAATGCGTATCACCTAAAAATACAATTTTACTCATTAATCCTCCAAGAAAGTTTCAATTCCTTTAGCTTTTTTCTTTTTCTTCGCTACAGGACTTTTAGTGCTTTTTTTGAATTCAGTATCTTCAAATTTTTGAATAAAATCATACATATTATCATAAACTTCAATTTGTTTAATTTGACCTTCACCAAGTTCCAATAACTCAGCTTCATCAAGAATACCGAAATTTTCTGTTGCTTTATATTTTATATACTGTTGTTTTTTTTCTTTTTGGATCCTACGAACAAAACACCACCAAAGAATCTGAGTAAAATAAGCAAAAGGATTTTTAGTTTTTGCTGAATCAAAATTTTCAAAATACATTAAACAGTTTTCAATTCCATCAGCAATCATTTCATCTTTATATGAATACCCAAAGAAATTAGGTCTACGAGCTAATCCCTCTGATAATTTAACGAAACATTCTCCAATATAATTTGGAATTCTAGGTTTAATTTTTCCTTCTTCTTTTGCAAGTGCGCAATCAGCTTTATATTTTTCTAATGCAGCGCAAAAATCAGCATTATTAATATATTCTCTGGTAACTTTTTTTCTTTTTACTTTAGCAACAACGGGTTTTTCTTCTGGAAGATCTTCTAATAAAGAAGGTATTTCTTCAGTAAAATCTGGGACGTCAGCAAAATCAAATTTTAATTCTTTCATAGCAGTTACTCCACGTATTATCAGTTATTTAATAGTATTATACTATAAAAAAGCTAAAATAGCAAGAATTATTTCTTCTGAACGGGGGATTTGATTGAATTTTCGTCAAGAACTATTTCTCGTTAAAATATAATAAGTTGAAAAAAAGTGCTTGACGAAATTAAATTTGTAGGTTACATTATACCTTAAGTGTTGTTTGGAACTTCGCTAAAGCTTCGTTCCATAAACATTAAAGTCTCAAAATAGAATTACTGCGTAGCAGATCCTCGAAGAGGATTAAACTAGTGAATAATATATCCTTCTGGTGGAATATCTGTTTCAGCTATTAGTGTTTCTTTAATTTGTTTAGCTAATGTTGATTCGGGATCTAGATATTCCAATATTGCATCAAGATATCGATATCCAAACTCTATAGATGAATAAGAAACAAATAAAATGTGATCCATTGGAATAGGTGCTTCTTGTAGAGGAAATGCTTCTAAAGGCATCCAGTCAACCATAATAATTTCTTCAGTTTCATTTTCAATGTCAATGGTAGGGTAGAATGTTTTAGGGTATTTTATTATTACAGTATTAGTTTCTTTATCTTGATGATAGAATCCAATTAAATCTTCACCAGTTCTTAATCTAACAATTTTAATTTCAAATTTTTCGGTCATAATGTTTCCATATCCACTTTAATAATTTTATAATCAAATTTTTCTTCATTGTAAATCTTGATTCTTTCTTGAAAATGTGTTAGAGTATAATTTTGATGCTTCTTATACCGTAAATCATCAGCAAGGTCATATAATACTGCTTCATCTTTATTTTCATTTAAACGTAAAACGCGACCAATAGCTTGGAGGTTTCTTATTCTAGATTTAGAAGGGCTAGCAAATATAATATTATGTAGGTTTTTAATATTAGTTCCAGTAGACACTGTTCCAACAGAACCTATTAAAATTACATTATGTTCAGTCTCCATTGCCTTTCTAATTTCTTCTCTTTCTTCAGCCTTAATATTACCATGAATATAATATATCTTTTTATTAACAGCATGTTTTGAATTAGAAATTAACTCATATAACACATCTCCATGTTTTTCAACATATTGATAAAGTAATAATGTATTTCCTTTTAATGATAATGATAAATTCTTAATAAATTTATTTCTATTGGCATTAGCAATTAAATATTCTAATTCTTGTTGATATTTTAATCCTTTTGATAACTTACAAGTTTCCTCGGGATATTTTAAAACAATACATTTAATATTTAATTTTGTTACTTGTTTGTTATCCATTAATTGTTTAGTTGTAATAACCTTTCTAACTGGACCAAATAAACTTTCTAATTGTAATGAATGTATTTTTTGTCCATTTAAAGTTCCAGTAACACCAACTCGATAATCGGCATTAACGCATTTTTGTACAATACCTGTTAAGCTATTTGCTGATGCTAAATGAGCTTCATCACATAACACAAAATCAAATTGATCAAAATAAGTTCGGCTTTTATGATTAAATAATGATTGCCAAGTGCTAATATATAAATGTTTTTCTGCATTTTTATCTTGACCAGCAAATATCATATGAATATGTTTATTTACATCCCATCTATTATGACTTGAGTAATCAGCAAAATCTGATGTAAGTTGATGACATAATGATGTGTTTGGAACCAACAGTAATCCTTTCTTTCTATTATGCGCTAACAAGAATCTAACAATAATATAAAGAATACAACTTTTACCTGATGACGTTGGAGATAATAACATTAAACGTTTTTCGTTAAGGAAATCTAAAACGCCTTTAAATTGATAATCTCTAACCTCAATTTTCTTTCCATTAGAATGGATATCTAATGAAGTAATAAATTTGTGTAACTCAGTGTCCGTAACTGGGTCGTAGTTATCTTTATAATTGTGTTGAAGGGTATAGTCCCTATCTTTAGCAAACGCCTCTAATTGAGGGATTAAACCGATAAAAAACTCCATATCTCCATTTGGTAATATTTTTGCTAGGCGAACCTTTCCATCCCATAATCTTGCTTTATAACTGGGCATAAATTTATATCCAGTAGCAAAAAAAGAGAAGTAATCGCTTAGTTCCTGTGCAATACTTTTGTCGCATTTTAGGATGGCATAAGTTTCGTTATGTTTTTCAATTTCAATTATCATTTTAATTTCCAGCTAGGAATCTAGTGTATGTCATATATTCTCTTAATTGCCAAGTTCTGTTACCGAGCTCTTTAATTATTGCCTCACAAACATATATACATTCCTCATAGTAGGCTTTCTTTTCAAGAATTTTTATTAAAAAATCGTCAGCTTCAAGATACGTATCGATATTACCTTTGGTGCCAATCTTTAAGTCGAACTGATCCCACCCATACTCGTCTAAGGTTTCCTTTGCAAGATTTCCTAGGTAATACTCCCTACGAACTTTTTTCATCCTTGCATGGTCGAATTTTGCTTTCTGTGCAGCGAGTCTATGCTGAGAAAGAATCTCGACATATTTCGCGTGCAAAAGAGGAGTATTTACAAGTTCTTGGTGTGGTTTAGATTCGTCGATTTGGCTATCAATTTTCCAATATTCTATAATCGTGTCAAGTTTTATCATTTTTTTTAAATTCTCAAGTAAACATTACAAAAATATATAGGTTTACTGTAATAATGTTATTTCGTACCGTTTAAACCTAAATGTTGCAGTTGCAGTCATAATTTTTGATGAACTAACTCTAATATCGAACGGTATTGATGAAACATATACTGGGAATAGGTCGATAAAATGTATATTTACTCTTGGTGTGTCATTTGCTACAGACAATGTTGTTAATATTGCGTCAGCATACTGTGGGGTATTAATATATTCATATTGACTATATTTCGATAATTTATCTAGATTGATATAATCATCCCAAGCTTCGGCTTGAGTATATCCTTTAATCCAGTAATATATTGACGACCAAGACCTTAATTCTTCGTCTAGAAGAAATTCGATAGATAAATCTTCGTATTCCATTTTATCGCCTGGAACGCTCATATCTCTAAATGGTGTATTTTGCACGGTACTTTGTGAATTTACTCCAGGAAGGTTTGCTGCTTGACAAAAAAACTGAACTTCCTTTAGTCTTGGGATAGTAAAGATAAACTTTGATGACTGTAATAAATCGGTATTACAGATAAGAGCGTCATTTAAAGCCATAGAAAATCCTTATAATTTATTTACTTGTATTTATAAAATTCTAAATATAAAAAAATGCTTTACTTTTTTTAAGTTATGTAGTACAATATAATTGAATCTTACAATAGGAGATATAGATGGTAAAAGTAGTAGTTTTAAAACCGGAAGAGGTAACTCCAAGACCCGATTTGGTTGGTAAATGGCTTGACGAGAGTCATTATAAAATATTAGTTGAAGACGATTTGGATGTATATCTTCCTCCAGATTGCGCAGATTTTACTGCCGAGGAAAACTGCGATAATAATATGGAATGTAATTCTTGTACAAAAGGATTATCTGAAAAAAATATCGTGTTTAAATTTCGTAAAAACTTTTTCACTAAAGAAGAAGCTGATGCTGCTTATGCTGGTTTACGAGATGCAGCTGTTGAAACTCAAAATCGCGGAATGGCTGGTGGTCCAAGAACTGCTACATGCGCAGGAAGAGAATGGGTTACTGATGAACAATTTGACTTATTAGAATTCTTTGCATATAAAAATTCTACTTCAGTATTTGGTGGATATACTCCAAAAGTAGATGTTGATTTAATTAGAGCAAAGTATAAAAATTTAAAATCTGATGATAGCCGTGGTGTTGTTTGGTTAACTGAGCAAATTAGAGCTGACCAATTTGTATTTAATGATTTTATTGATAAATTATGTACATTAACTATTGATGAAGCAAAATCTGAAGCTCAACGTGTATTAAATAAATTAATCAGCAAAACAACCTATGCTAATGTTGTAAATTCAGGTATTGCTGGTTGGTACGATAGATACCCTAGAATTCCTTTTGGTAGACCAACTACATATACAAGAGATAACCTAGATAAGTTTGTTAAATCTTATCCATTTTTACAATCTTTATCTAAAGGTTTTAAAGATATGTTACCATGGCGTTATGGTAATCAAAAACGTGCTGCAGAATCGATCGATCAAAGATTTGTTGTACCGGATACTCCATTTACGACAATTACAGTAAATAGAGACTTTAGAACAGCAGGTCATTATGATCCTGCGAATATGGAAAACGGGTTTGCTAATCTTTGTGTAATTAGCAATAATGACGACTATTCTGGGTGTTATTTGGTATTCCCTGAAATTGGATATGCAGTTGATATTAGACCTACTGATTTATTATTAGTGAACAATCAAGCAGGTTTACACGGCAATACTGAAATGATAAAGAATGATTCAAATTCAGAAAGAATTTCTATTATAGCTTTTTTTCACGAAAAAATGTTAGAACTTGGTTCTTATGATTATGAAGATGCAAGAAGAGAATTTGTTGATAGCCGCAGATTAAATCCAAATCACCCAGACCAAAGATATCGTTGGAATGGCATTACTCCAGGAATGTGGGCTGATACTCCAGATAAAAACTATAATTATTCTGCAGCAAAAGAATGGTATAATTTTTTAAAAGCAAAAGGTGACGTCGGAGAAAAATGGTTAATTGAACGTCACCCTTGGTTAAAATCTGCAAACGAATGTAATGGGTTAGAAGATTTCTTCTAAAGAAGTTAAATTAAGGTTGGGAAAATCTTGTATCTTTCCAACCTTAATACATTTCCATCCATTTTGGTGTAATTTTATCCCTCTTGATACATTTAACATACCGCTATAATTTAAATTTAATTTCTTGCATATTTGTTTTAACCCTAAAATAAAATAATTGTTTCCATTAGGGGAAATTATATTATAAATTTTTCTATGCGCTAAAGCTGAATTTTCTATAGCTTGTATTGACCTTTTTCCTGCTGCATTAGTGTTTTTTAAATTTTTCCCAGTTCCATATGTATTACCGATCATTCTTTTTGCTGTATTTTCTTTTTCAATATCAGATATTATTCTATTTTTTTGTCCTATAGATATTTTTTTACGAATACATGCTGATGGATTTGATGTCCCATCTCCGCCATCAGTTCTATTTAATAGAATTCCTGTTCCTAAATCTTTTCTTCCATACCATTTAATTAATTTTCGTTCTATAGCTAATGCACCAATTTCCGTTAAATTAGTTTCAACAAAAACTATATAATTTTTGTCTTTAGGAACAGGAACTTTTCCGTGTTTTTTAAATGCTCTATTTTTTATACCTTTTCCTATATAATATGGCGTGCCGCTTTTTGCTGTTATTGAATCAATTGTTCTTATGTATGCATAAACATAATAGTTTAAGGTAAATTTATTTTTATTTGTATAAATATTTTTGCTGGGCATTGATATTCTCTATGAATGTTAAAACGAATGTTTAGAGCTTATAGATCTGCCAGGATCGTGATAAGCATTTTTTTTTGCTTTACAATATTAAAATAATATAGTATAATATATTTATATTATTTTTAGTTAAAATTAAAGGGTAAATTATGAAATTGAATATTGCAATTCCTTCGTATAAACGATCTGATACGCTTAGAGATAAAACTTTAAGTGTATTGGAAAAATATAATGTAGATCCAAATACAGTAACAATCTTTGTTGCTAATGATGCCGAAAAGACCGCATACGAAACATCACTAAAAGATAACATCTATAATAAAAATATTGTTGTAGGTGTTGTTGGTATGGGACCAATTAGAAACTTTATTAGAAATTATTATGATGAAGGAGAATTTGTTGTAAATTTTGATGATGATTTATCAAGTATTATGCGCAAAGCTCCTGCTGATGAAAAGAAAATGGAGCCGATTGAAGACATACATAAAGAAGTATTTGAACCGATGTATAATATCATGCGGGAGAACGAAAATATGCTCTGTGGAGTCTATGCAGCGTCGAATGCATTTTTTATGAGTTATACCCCTAAGACTGGTTTATATTACTGCATTGGGTCGCTGTGGGGCTGCATTAACGATAAACATCAAGATCGTATGGTTCAATTATGCGATAAAGAAGATTTTGAGCGAACTCTTCAACATTATGTTCTTGATGGTTCAGTTTCACGATTAGATAATATTACTGTTATATCCAAATATTATACTGAAGATGGAGGAATGCAAGTTGAGCGAACTCTTGAGCGTATTGATAAAAGTGCTGATGATTTAGTTCGTAGATTTCCTGATTTGTGTACGAAATATATTCGCGAAACTACAGGTCATGCTGAACTACGTTTACGAGATACTAGTGGAGGTAAATATCAAAAATCCACGTCTTTTGGTTTAGATAGTTTTTTCTAATGAACAATCTTATTGAGATATTACAAGAAATTCGTTTATCTCCAAGAAAACAACATAAATCATATCTAGAATCAATCGGGGTTCTAGATATGATAAATCATTATGTTCCTAATAATTATAAAATTAAAGAGAAGATTGATATAATAATCAAAGGAACTTATGATAAATGTTTTTGTGGATCTTTATGTAAACCAGAATCAAATTGGTGTTCAATAACATGCAGAAACAAAGACCCTTTAATTAGGGAATCTATTGGTAAAAAAAATTCAGAAAACAAAGTTTCAAGAAGTATTGCATTAAAGAAAACATTAAATGAGAAATATAACGTCTCGGCAGTACAAAATATCCCTTCAGTAAAAGAAAAAACTAAGATAGCAAAACAAAGTTATTATGATAAAGTGATACAAAATACATTTAAAAAATATAATGTGGATATTATTAAATTTTCGGATTTTTGTTACTTAGACTCAATTACTAAAAATGGAAGTTATACAGAATTATCGAAATATTTTTTTAATGAGATGCCTCCGATGACAATTTATAGGCATTTTGAGCGTATTAATTATGACCCAAAATTTCCAAAAAGTTCATCAATCGGTCAACGAGAGATTCAATCTTTTTTGTTTGAGTTAGGAATAAATTATATTACTGAAGACAGGGTTTTAATAAAACCTTTTGAAATTGATATATTTCTACCTAACTTTAATCTAGGAATAGAATTTAATGGATTGTATTTTCATGATTCAACAAAAAAATCAAAAGAATATCATAAAATGAAGACTGACTTATGTAAAGAAAAAAATATATCTTTAATTCATGTATTTGATGATGAGTGGACATTTAAACAAGAAATTATAAAATCGATTATAAAAAGTAAATTGGGGTTATTGGATAAAATATTTGCAAGAAAAACTGAACTTAAATTGGTATCCGGTTCTATTGCTAAAGAATTTTATGACAATAATCATATACAAGGTTGGGCAACTTCAACATTTCATTATGGATTATATTTTAATAATGAATTGGTAAGCTTGATGAGTATAGGTAAAATTAGAAATAAATTAAAATCGAATCCAAATAATATGTTGGAATTGGTTAGGTTTTGTAATAAATTGGATTATTCAGTTGTTGGGGGATTTTCTAAATTATTAAAATATGCAAAAACTCAATTAAATTGCCCAATTTTAACTTTTGCAGATTTGCGGTTTTTTGATGGTAGAACGTACGACAAATTCGGGAAATATTCGCATACAACAGAAATTGGATATTATTGGGTAAACCCATCAAAAACTAAAAAATATAGTAGATATATGACACAAAAACATAAATTATCTAAATTTCTTGGTGATAATTTTAATGTATCCTTAACTGAAGAAGAAAACATGATTAATAATGGATATACGAAAATATATGATTGCGGGAATATTGCCTATATTTTATAATAAAAAAAGGGGAGCCGAAGCTCCCTTTTTCTGTTTCATCCATGAAACACAACTAAATTACATTAAGTTTTTAACAGCAAAGATGCGGTAATAGTTGTTGCTACGTGGAGTAATAGCACCTTGACCTTGGGTTGTACCTTCAGCGAATGGATTCGCAACTAAACCGTATCTTGTTTTAAAGCCGATTTTTGGTTGGAAAGTACCAGGATCAACCGCACGAACCATTTGTAAAGGAACGTATGGGCAGTAGAATAAACCAGAGTCATAAGGACTTGTACCTTTATAACCAACAGTACATAATTCAACGTTTTGGTATGAACCACCGAAATAAGGATCGATATAAACTTTGATACGACCGTGTAACAAACCAGCATATGTATTACCAGTATCATCAACTTGTAAATCAGCAGATAATGCAGGAGTATATTGTAATACGCCAGCCATTGCTAGAGCAGAAGCAACGTCAGAAGAAACGATTAAGATGTTACCTTTTCCTCTACGAGTTGTTTTAGCGATTTGATTAGCTTCTCTTTCGATATGATAAATCAAACCTTTAAATCTTTCAACTGACCAACGGCCATTTGAGTCTGTATCTAAGTCGAATACGCCTGGAGTAACTGTACCGAATTGAGCGCCAGCTTTAGCTACTGTATAAATTGTACGAATTACTTCGCGGTTCATCTCAGCAAGAATTTCTGTAGATAAAACGTTTGATAATTCAGTTTCAGCATCCAAACCATGGATTGCTTTCAAATCTTGAGCCATTTCTAAGCTGTATTCAGCTTTCAATGCACGAGTTCTAGCAGAAACAGTAACTTTTTCGATTGAAATTGACATTTCACCGAATACAGTACCCGCACCATCGCCTAATACTTCGCCCATAGCAGTTGTCATTGCTTGACCAGAATCAAACGCTGAATTAGCTAATGGACCTGTAGAACCTACAGCTGAGTTTGCTTGACCTGTAGTAGTTGAACCACCTGTACCGATAATACCAGAGAAGATAGTATTAGCTTCGTTATAGAATGCTTCAGTTCCACCACCGTTAGGGAATGTACCGTTACCTTGAGCGCCATAACGTGAACGTAGAGCAAAGATTAATCCAGTAGGACCAGTCATTGGTTGAACGCCAGCTACGTCATATGCAATCAAATTAGGTAAAGCACGACGTACTAAACTGATTAAGATTGGATCGAAGTTAGAAATACCGCCAGTTACGTTAGTTGGTGTTCCTTCCATCAATGTTTCGCGATCTGAATCCATCGCTGCTTGTTGATTTTCCAATACAATTGCAGTAACTGCTTTTTTGTATGGATCAGTAATTTTTGCTAATTCTGGATGATCCAGAACTGGACTCCATTTATTTTGCAATTCTTCGTTTAATAAAGCCATTTAGATAAACTCCTTAAATTTTTATTTTTATTTTAAAATTGTTTGTGAAATACGTGAAGCATAAGCAGCAATTGTTGGGTCAACTCTTTTTGCTGGTTTTACTTCTTCATTTAAGTCAATAACGTCATTTAAAGATTCGATAGAAGCTGGTTTAACGGTAGATGCTGAGAAATAAGATTCTTTAATATCTTCCATTTGTGTAACAAAATCATTTTCGCTTACAAATTCTACGCTCTCTGCAATAGTTTTAATTTTTTCAGCTTGAGATAATGTTAATCCTTCACATACTGAGTGAAGAGCTTCAACTTTCTTTTGTTCTGACAATTTTTGTTTCAAGTTAATGTTTTTATTCATTTCTTCATTAACTTGTTTTTCTAATGCCTCTACTTTAGAAGCCAATTCTTCTACTACATCGAATTTTTCTTCAGGAATATCGATATAGTGTTCTTCGAATACGGTTTTTAAAGACTCAATAAAGCCTTCTGCAATTTCAGTTCTTAAACCTGATTCAACTGCTAATTTATTTTCTTCCATCCAAGATTCAGTAACGTAATCTAAATATTCGTCAACTTTATCAGTGAAATCTTCTTTCATATCTTCATAAGCTTCTTCGAATTGAGCAACGTAATGTGTTTCTAATTCTTCAGCTAATTCAGCAACTTTAGATTTTACTGCAGCTTCAAAAATAGAAGATGCTTTACGTTTAAAACTTTCTGATAAATTTTCACCAGCCATTAATGCTGCAATATCTTCGTTTACTTCATCTTCGTCTTCATCTGGTTCGCCTTCTTCATTAACACCTTTTTTAGGATGAAGATTTACTTTTGTATCAACTTTAGAAGAAGCTTCAGCTGGTTGTGGAGTTAATTTTTTCATCGGTTCAGCGCCAACAGGTGGCGTTTGGCCAGGAGGCGTAGCAGATGGAGCTTCAATGCTTAATTTATCCCAATCAGCATTTCCTACATCATGAGCTGTTGTTTTGTTAGCTGTATCGCGCAATTTATCGCCTTCGCCAAATTTATCTTGTTTAGCGCCTTTATCTTTTCTGTTGCCGTTCAGAATATCCATTGCAGCTTCAGAAAGATTTAAGTTTTTATCTTGTGACATCAAATATCTCCTATTAGATTTTTATAATAATTATTTATATAAATTAAATTTTGTATTAAAGTTTTCTTAAAAAGTTTTCGAAGATTTTAAGAGCCATCGGTTCAACTTCTTTAGCTGACAATTTTCTTAAAGTATCTCTTGATTCTTCTAGATATTGCTCAACCCATCCTTTTCCTTCAATAAACATCCATTCTTTGCCTTCCATTAAACCTTCAACATAGCAATCTTTACCTGATGGATCCAATACAATATCAACTGTTACTAAACGAAAATCTGGTTGGACGTATTTAATTCCATTAGATTCTTTTATAGAACCCAATCCTCTTGTTGATACACCGAAATTAACTCCAGCATCAATAAAAGATTTTACGATATTTCCATTAGGAGTATCTAAAACTTTAGCTTCACCGTAGCAACGGTGGTCATCAAAATCCAATTTAGTAATAAGGTGAGATACTTTATCTGGATTAATTTGTGGTCCTTCTGGGTGAGACAATTCACCTAAAGATCTACGGGTATCAATATAATCTCTTTTATATCTTGTTACTTCAGGTAGCATATGTTCTTTTACATAAACTCTACCATTTCTATTTTGTTCATTGCAGTGAATGAAATAACCTTTAATAGTGTGATTCTTTTTACCGTTAGCTTCTTCTACAAGAACTTCTGTTTCGGTAAACTCATTTAACAATTTCATCGTTTGTTAACTCCTGTTATTGACCAGATTCTTCCGATAAATCTGTTGATTGTACTTGAGCAGCCTGTTCCAAAATTTCTAAGAAACTTTTATCTGAAACGTGTAATTGTTCTGCTAATTCTTCGTTATTGCTAATAAAACCTAAAATTACATCAGCGCATTCTTTATTTATATTCAGCTCAGATAGATCGCTAAAGATAATAGATTGTATTTCGTCATTCTGAGATATTTGGCTCAATGTTTCTAATACTGATTCAGTTGTGTTAGAAAATTGTGAACTATCTAACGGAACAGTAATAAATTGATCTAAATGTTCAGAATGATAAAGCGCAACTTGCTGCCCATTAGGAAATCTCTGAATATAAGTTCTTTTTAAGATTAAGATTTGCGGTAAATCTCTATGTATTTTTTTCTTATTAGTCATAGTATGGGTTTTTTGAAGTTTTATCGGATTGTTGTTTAGAGTTTGCTTGTTTAGAGTTTGCTCTTCCTATAGATGGATCTTGGTCATTAGTATCTTGACTATTTGGTATTCCGTCTCCATCTGGATCAGCATTTGGATCTTGCCCATCATCGCCACCATCTCCTCCGCCCAACCCAGCTGTTGGATCATTCATTAATTTTGGATCTGGATATACTTGATCTTTAATTTCTTGTGCAATTTGTTTTTGCATTTCTTCAATTTCATCTTCATCCATTTTAAGTATATTTTTTTGAATCCATGCTTGAGAATAATAAACTCCTTTATATGGATCAACTACTGCCAATAAATTTAATCTATTTTGTAATAATTCTGAATCTTTCATTTCAGCGTAATTATTATCTCTAATAAAATCATAATCAAAATCTTGCTTGTATACGTCAAATTCATCACCGGAACAAATACCTTTTAATTGGCATTGAACCTTTAATGCTTGATCGAACACATCTGTAAATTTATTTCTTAATCTTTGAATAAACTTATCAAATTTAATTTCGTCACGAGAAATTACTTGATTGGTACCAACATCAAATGCGCTATCTGGTTGAACTAACCTAGAGAAAGGAACATTAAGTGCTTTATATAATTTTTTCTCGAAATATTCTACCATAGACATATCATCGAATGCAGCAGATGATGGTAAGGTAGTAATTTCTGTTGATTTATTATCAGAGCGTCTCGGAAGCCAGAAATCATCCATCATAGAAAGGAATCTTCTATCATCTCTAATTTCGCCTGTTGTGGCATCGTAAACGACTTTATTTTTATATTTGGTCATAATATCTTTAAGATATTGTTCTGCCTTCATTTTAGGTAGATTACCAACATCAATATAAAAAATACGTCTTTCTGGAGCTCTTGATACTTTGTAAATTACACTAGCATCCTCAATCATTCTTAGTTGATTTAGAGGTTTAATACATTTATGTAAGTTACTTAATATAATTGATCGTTTTGCGTCTAATAGACCTGATGTAACGCAAATCATTGAGTCTGGAGCAATTCTTAATCCAGAATTTGTTAAGTTTGATTTTGTGGATATACTATCAGAATAGATGTAATATTCAACATATCCAGCAACAATATCAAATCCAGTTGTTTGATCTTTTACTTTTTTAATTTCGCGGATTTTTGTAATTTTTCTTGGATCTGTATATCTTAATTCTTGAATACCCGCATTTGGGTTTTCTTTATCAAGAATAATATTATAATACATTCTTCCATCAATATAATATCTTCTAAAGATATCTTGACCCAATTGTTTAAAATTCAAAAGAGTCAAGATATTATCAAATTCATCTTCAATAGCTTTCTTTATTTTAGGTGCAACTTTCAAATTATCTAATTTTAATTTTACAATAACTCCATCTTCATTGATAATTGCTTCATTAATAATATCATCAACAGCACTTTCAATTTCTGGTTGCATAGCCATTTCGCGATATCGAGTAATTAACTCTACATCATTTTTATAATTTGAATCTAAATCAATGGTTGTGCCGTAATGAGCTGCTGCAGTTATAGTAACTGCACCATCATCTAGTACTGGAGCTGAAAAAGAAGGTAGCACTTCCTGTGCTGGTGCATCTTTCCCTATTTTAAAACCGAATAATGAAAATTTAGCCAAAATAAATTACCTTTTTTAAATATTAATAGTATATTCTTATATATTAGGTTACAGAATCTGATTGCCAATATTGATACGAGAATGTTACATTAAATTCTTCAATTCTATCATTTGAACCCCAATCAACTTGAATAGGATCAACTGTATTAGGGAACATACCAACAAATTTATATGCTTTGATTGGGGTTCCAATTTTAGAATATTGTGTTACTGTAGCATCGCAGCAATATACTGTTGACGCAATTGCTTTAGCAGCACGAACGTTTTGTGTATGACTGTTTAATTTATCTGACCATCTTTCAAATGCGTTTCTTATAATAAAATCTTCGTCATTAATAATCGTCAAACTCCAATCTGGGAATTGTCTATCGCCAGCAAATTTTACTTGACGACCAAAATAAAATTGTGTAGCAACACCTACGATTGATGGCGGTAATGATGTTGCGTGAGCCATAAATGTTAATTTTGTAGATGCAAGTGGTGAACTCGCAACAGTTGGAAATGTTAACGCAACCGAAAATAAATTAGGTCTTGCTCCATCACCAGTCATTGCCGATCTAAATTCTGCAATATTGAACGCCATGTTTGAATACTCCTTGTTAAAAATCGTAATATATTTTTTAATTATTTATATGAGCCAGCAATGAATCGCTGGCTCACAAGTTCATTATTTAGAAATTACCGGCAATTTCAGTGAAGTCTACGCCAGTACGAACTGCTACGAAATTCAACTGGATAAAGTTAATAGATCTAGCAGGTTTAATATAAATATCACCAATAAATCTATTTGTATCAATAACTTCTGCAGTATTATTTGTATCATCACAAACAACTTTATAGTCATAAATACCTCTACGCCCTTTTACATCTCTCAAGAACGGTTCAACAATAGATATGAATTGCGCTCTTGTAAATGCATCATTGAATTCAAATAGAGAGTATTTAGCTGCAATTGCAATTGCTTTTTCAAGAACAATAAACAATCTACGAACGTTAATACGATCAAATGCAGATGGTTTAGTTTGCATTGTTTTGTCACCATATAAAATAATACCTTCACCTGGAAAAGCAACAACAGGATTAATGCCATTTTTATACAATTCATCTCTTTGTGCTTTAGATGGATTCCATGATAATTTAATTGCATTTAAAATTTGTCCGCGATTAAATCCAGCAGGCGACCACCATGGATCTCTAACATTATCAGTTCTAGCGCATAAACCCGCAATATCAGCGTTTAATGGAATAAAACGATATTTATTATTATACTTATCGAATTGATATTTCCATCCTGAATCAAATACTGAGTATGATGTAGATGGAGTTAATGTATTTCTATATGCAATAATATTATCTAAATTAACTGATTCTACTGCATCTGCTCTTGTTGGAGAAACGAATGCAACGCAATCTTTTCTTTGATTAACGATATCTAATGCATGATTAACAATTGTTGTATTATTATCGCCAGTAAGCAGTAATGAAATATCAACTTCGTCTGGATCAGCAAATAAATCATATCCAGCATAAATATCTGCTGTAGTTGGAGCAACGTCAGTTCCGCCGGACAATTTACTTGAATAATTTACCAAATAATCAAATGATAAACTAGCTTCAGATACAGAACCCCAGTTTGTTGAACCATTAATATGGTCAGCAACATAAATATATTTAGAATTATTAAAAATTCTTGTCACATAATAGTTTGGCGAACCATCATCAGTTCTTGCATCATCAGCTTTAGATGTATGAGAATATTTTTCTAATACAGTTCCTCTTTCTCCAGTAAATCTACCATCAGTGTCAATCACGATAATGTGCATTTCATCGTCGCGAGCGTTTTTGTTTGCAACATACTGAGAAGTTCCTGGAGCAGAATCAAATTGATCAGCATATGCCCATTTTGTTATAGTTGTTACGTCAGTTTTGGTTCCAACTAATGGATTTAATAATACAACAGAAGATGTAGCTGCAGTTACTGCTCCGATGCTAACAACTTCATTATCAGCTCCGCCAATATTAATAATATCGCCAGTAGATAAAAATGTATTTGCATACCCAGTGTTCAAAATAACTGTAGAACTTGCATCCGTTGTATTTGCAGTTAATCCAATTTTAGAGAATGAATTTGCAGAAGAACAAACACTAATAGTTAATGAATTACCAAATACTCCTGGATAACGACCAAAGAATGCGCCGTATTTAGAATAGGTTCCAGCATTAAAATTTAATTCATAATCCGTTTCATTTGAAATACTAACGTTAGTTTGTGATGCTGGTAATACAACAGAAGAACCAGTTGAAGTGCCAACTAAATTATTATATACAACAACTGTATTACCACTAACAGTATTTGCAGTTAATGTAAAAATATCTCCAGCTGGAGTAGTAACTTTAAATGTATCGCCGCGATCAATATAATCTGCAACTTCATCTGTAAACACAACATTATTGCTGCTGCTATTTGTAGTTACAGTCAAAGTAGTTAAATTGATAAAATCAGAAATACTTGTTGAATTAAATGTATTTGAATTATCAATAGCTCTTACAACTCTAAGGTTATTTGTATATGCTAAGAAATTCGCTGCTGTAAAAAATGATGTAAAATTGTTATTATTTGGTTTACCAAATATTGATGCTAATCTGTTTTCTGAGTCGACTAAAACTCTTATTGCTGCCGGTCCCCAGCTAAATTGTCCAGCAAATGCCCCAATAGATGAACCTACGCCTGGAACGACGTTGGTTAAATCTATCTCCGATACATTTACTCCTGGCGATAATTGAAATCCCATAACTTATACTCCGTGTTAATAAAATAGAAATACCAAATAGAAAATATCTTTCATGAAAGTATTTATAATTTTGATATTTTATGTTAATAGTAAAATTCTACTGAATTCGTAACTTCCCATAAATCTCCATCTTCTAATATATATTTATCTGCTAATGGATTGCTAAATTGTGGCATAGGTGGAACGTCGATGTCATCTTCTTTTGCATAATTATTTTCTATTTGTAATCTTTTGCGAATATCTGTAGAAGATAATTCTATAAACAATTTTTGAGTAGATAACCAAGCAAAAATTACAAGAGTCATGGCTAAATCGTCATTCGCGCCTTCTTCAGCTGCAAATGAATTATTTGTTGCAATAAATCTTGTTAATTCATATATCGTTTCGCCGGAATTAATTCTTAATTTATCAGTTTCTATTAAAGTTTTTAATGTAGTACACCCAACGCGTTTTACTAATGGACTCATATTAACGCCATTTTGTGTTGCTTTACCGTTCTCGCTTATTTGTTGAGCTTTTTTATTTCCGGCATAAACTTTTAATACATTTTCATATTCTAAATCTTGAAATAATGTATCAGCTACTGTTGGATTATTATTAACCTCAATTAAAACATATGCGTTATTATAATATTCTGCAGCCATTTTAATAATATCTGGAAATAACATTGGATGTAATTGGTTATTTCTATATGTAGCTACTTGAGTATATGGAATTGTTGATACGTCAAAAATAGAAAATGCAGCGTAATCTAGATTTTTTCCCTCTGAAACGTCAACAGTCATTGCATAGATATGATCTTTATCTATTTGTTTTTTTGTTTCATCGTCAAATGATTCTTTAACTGGAGGGATAAATACATCCATCTCATTTGGGATTGTTATTCCAGTAAATATTTCATCATCAGTATCTAATGGATCTGTTGCGACAAGGAGTTGTAATTTGGAACCATCGATTAGAGTATTGGTGGAACCGTGAAACTCACACCCAAATTCTTGATTAAACTGTCGAGCGGAGGTATTTCTAATTGTAGTTTCTTTCCAGTTTTCATCGCGCCCTGGAACCCTAGACCAATGAATATCAACAGCTTTATAATCGCTTTTCTTGCTAACTGCATCCATCCACATTTTGTAGTATAAATTCATACCACGAGGAGTAGATACAATAATAATTTTAGTTGTTTTACCTGATGAAATTACCGGATATGTTGAAGTAAAGAATTCTTCAGCGAGATTATTATGAACGTGAGCGAATTCATCCATAAAAACTAAGTTAAATGACCCTCCCCGTATCGACGACGCGGCAGTTGAAGCTGCTAATAATTTAGCTCCATTTTCTAGTTCAACAGAACCTTTATTCCATATAACAACTCCTTGTTGGAGCCACATAGGTAAATTTTCATAGGCTAGTTGATACCTTGATAAGATATCAACAGCAAGAGCTTTTTTATTAGCTGTTATAGCGATACTATAACGTTCTGAAAATAAAGAAAGCCATAGAAGATAACCGACAGAAGTCGTTGTTTTACCACTTTGTCTCCCTATTCTCACTATCGAAAAGCGGTTATTATGAAATGTATTAACCATTTCTTCTTGATATTCATGCATATCAAAAAGAATTAGCCCATCATCAAGAGAAATAATTTTTACATAATTTCTAATAAAATAAACGGGATCTTTAGAACATTTTACATATTCGTCGATTTGAGTTTGATCAAATTCATATTGAACTCCTGGTCTTTTTAACAGGAGATTGTCACGATAATACTCTTTATTTTCAGCCATAAAACTTCTTTACTTTTTTAACATTATAATATATAATATATTTAGTAATAACTAACACTAACTTTTATCTATGAAAGATTTTATTAATACCACACTATTAAATAAAAATGGCGTTTTAGATGCCAATAAACTTCAACATCGATATTTTGTTAATAATTGTATAGAACACGAATTTAATCAGATATTATTATTAACCAATTTTTTAGGTAATACTGTAACATTAAAAGAACGAATTTACTGTATTTTAAGGGAAGTTTAATTAAATCAAGAGAAAGTATGCAGAAACATAAATTGGGTGCAATTTTAAAAGATTTTGATCCAATTTTAACTGCAGATCAAAATCTTTTAAATAATGGTTGGGGTAAAGTTTGGAATTGTGGTAATGGAATATGGGAACTAATTTAAATTCTCTATAGATTCGGTATTTTTAATATCTTTCATTGCTTTTAATAATTCTGTTGTAGAACCAACAAATACTGCGTTTTTGATATTTTGAGTAACATTTTCTTTTTTACCTGTAATATCACGCATTTTCTTTTGTATCTCTAGTAATTCTTTTGATGCGTCTACAACAGTTTTTATCATATTACCCGCAACTTCAAAATCTCTTGCTTTTTCTGATTGTCTGGCAATTGCTAACATATCATCAATTGCCTCAGTTCCTTTTGCTATTAACGTATCAATACTATCTCTAGTTTTTTCGTAATCAGTTTTTAAGTCATGATCCAGTAAAGTAGATAAGTCATGCGTTGATTGTTCTGCAGGTAAAAATTGTACAGATTCAGTTTCTTCTTCAAATTCAGATGGAAGGACATTAAATATTCCTTCCATGGTTTTATCAAATTTACTCATAAAATTTTATTATACCGTATTATCAACATATGTTATATTTATTCCATATGGACCTGTAGGAGGAAATGTATTAGAAGTTGGCGTCTCTGAAGTTGCATATGCAAGCCCAGCAGTGGGTAGTGTTCCAATGAGATACTCGGCGGAACCGGACACGTTTCGTAATATAGAGTTAACTGTAAAATCGCCAATTACGTTATCTACAGATAATATTTTAGTTAATTTATCCCAAGATGCAACAGTTGCTTTTGCTGATGCCGTATCATAATTATATCCTTGATATACGTTTTCGCCTCCAATAAAATTACCAACTCCATTTATTAATTTTAAATTGTAATATGTATAACTTCCTGCATTTCCATTATTTTGTGATATGGATATAGTTGTATTCGCTTCCAAAATAGGAATATATTCTTTTGGAGGTTGAAAAATAAAACTTCTTGCTGTAAACGTTAAAGTTCTAAAAACAGATCTAACTGGAGAATCAAATGATCCTGTTGAATCTTCTTCCACAGAATCCCCGTTAAACGTTATTGGAATAGTTTTAATGATTCCAGCCTCAGGAATCATTACAACTCTCATATTATAATCAGGCTGAAAATGCGATAAAATATATTCAGTTATTTGGTTAGCATCTTCAATATTTCTTGTGTATAATACTAATTCTAAATTAAAATTGTATGGAATTGGAGAATTTACATATAAATTTCCTGTTCCTGTGCAACCCATCAATTTATTTGCTGGATTTAATTTTCTATCTGAGTCATATTCTATTGTTATTAATCCATATTCAATACGAGGTAATGTTATCTGAACTTTTTCGTGCGAAATATCTAATCTTTTTACATATTTTTCTTTATCGCCATAAATAATTGGAACAATTATTCTTTCAACTTCTTTACCGTTTTCGTCATATTTTATTAATGGGATATCTTTAAATAAACTGGCAAATGCAACAACGGTTTTTCTTATCGATTGTAATCTGTATGTCATATTGCCTTCTAGTATTTTAAACTACCAAAACCATCAGAAACGTCAATGAATCCGCTAACTTCGTTAAATAGCGGTAAATTATCAAATTGCGTTTCATGTATTCGTGTATCAACAACTGTTAATGAATATCTTGTGTTACTTGTCTCGCCGATAATAGGTCCTGCTGTATTAGAGAATTCTCCAGCAGTATTCATTACAACCAATAACGTATTTGCTGCATTCCATGATACGACTTCAGCATATGCGAGTTTATTATTAGCTGCGCCTTGATAAATAATTTCCCCAACAGTATAATTTCCTGTTCCACTTTGAACGTCAATGATTGTTTTGTATGATTCAATAAGTTCAATGTCGTCAATTAAATCAATACCAGTATCAAGGCTTTCGTCATTATATTTAAACGGTTCAAGAGATAATTCATAATAGAACGGTCTAATTCTGCCCAGAGTATATAAATCTTTAGATGTATTGACAAATTTAATTTCAAATAATTCGCCGGAATCTTTAAAGAATGGAATACAAATTAAATTTCCTTCCTTTGGAACAGTAAACTGATTTCCAGTTTGTTTCATAAATTCTTTGAATGTAACTTGAACTTTAGTTTGATTTCTTACTTCTAAGCCAAATTTAGAAAAGAAATCTTGTTCGTCTCCATAATCCATTGTGTTAACTAAATACATATCCATTTTATATGCGTCATCAAAGTGCTTTAATGGATCGTCCCCAAAGATTAAATCTCGTCCTGCAACGTTGGTATTTGGAATATAGTACCCGCTGAAGCCTTGAATATTTATCGCCTCGTTGTAGAGATCCTCGATTAAATTTATCTCGATTGCAGGTTTACCATAATTTTGAAAATATTTACTTGGCATAATGTTTATTTTTATTATGTGTTAATTCTATTATTTATATTATCTAGTACAAATACTAATTGACCGCAATCCCATACTTTAACATAATCTTTTGATGTCATATATTGTGATTCAGTTAAAGTTGTATTTAATTTATGTTTTTGAGTTTTATATCTAGGTAAAATATTTGATGAATATTTATTAGCCCAGAAATATCCTGGATCAGTTTTATGTGATAATACAAAACCTGCTTTTATAAATGACTCGCCAGAAAATAATCTTCTGTGTGAATATGATACAATAGTATCAAATTCTAGATTAGTTTTTATAAATTTAATAAATTTACTTAAACTGCCTATAATTCTAAACCCAATTTTGGTGCAAAATCTAATAACTTCAAAATCGTATTTTTTTGTAAATCTTGATTTGCTTAATGTTAATACAGATACCAATTCGTTTTCGTAAAATAATCCATAATTATATTTTGCATTAATTGCACCATGTATATGGTTCTGTTCAATAAATTCATTGGATTCAATTTTAGAAATTTCCTTTACAATAGTTTTTCTTCCATAAATTGTTGTTATATTTTTATCTATTAATGAATTTAAATGACCTTTGATTTGTTCTTTTCTATTTTCCCATTCAAAATCAAAAATTTGTATTAATTTAATGTTATTTTGTTCAGCAAGTTTTTGTTTTGTTATATGGTATTGTTTATCTTTGCCTTGTTCTTCTGAATGCCAATATGCACCATTATATTCAATACCAAGTTTATAATCGGGTAAATATAGATCTATTTCATATGGAGAAATAATTTTTCTTGTATTTCTTTCAAGTTTTATTTCATTTGCGAAAAAATCCTGTAATTCAAATTCAGCTGAACTCGTTGAATTTTGATTTGAAAATGGAATTCCACAATTTCTTGCATAAACGCATAAAGTATTTGGAGATAACCCTAACTCTTTTGCTAATATTTTTGAGTTTTTGTTTTTATTTTGCTCGAAATAACTTTTATCGAATAATTCCGGAAAATCTTCTAACATTTTTTTATTTTGTCGTTTTTTCTTAATATCCCCGTTAACGATTAACTTATTTGTTGATAAATATTTTCTTAATGCGCCACTAGAAACATTAAATTCTTTTGCGATTTCAGGAATAGTTTTTGTATTAGATTCTTTTGTATATTCAATAACACATAATTCAAGCTTATCTGTTAATAACCCCCAAAATGCTTTAGATCTATTTTTATTGGTTGTTATGTTACAAGTTTTACTAATAGTTGACATAGAACACGCAACTGAGCAATATTTTCTAAATCCATTAGTTATTGATTCAAATGCTGTTTGTTTTCCGCAATTACAAATAGTTGGTTTTATTCCTGTAGCCATACAATAAAGTCCAGCTAATGCGCTTTCAACTTTATATGTTTCCATTAATAAAATTGTATCTTCTTTTGTAATTTGTGTTGTATATCTTCCGGAGACTCTTTTTCCGGAAGATATAGCGGTAATAATTTTCGATATTACTGGAGAATAATTATTAGTATTCATAAATTCCTAGTTATATTAGAATAAATTTATATTATACTATAATTTATTGTTTTTGTAAAGAATAATTATCCAACTAAAAATTGAACTGGTAATTCGTATCTATCTTGCATCTCAGTTTCTAATCTCTGAATATCTGTTGTTGCTTCATCGTATGTTTCTTTTCCGTTTAATGTTAACCCACCTGGAAGTTGTATTCCTCCAAATTTCTTCATATTATCACCCCATTGACGTTTGAATAACGAAGTAACATATTCTTTTAGCCATCTATCATTGTAAACGCTTTCATATGTTTCGGGATCAATAGCTTTAAAGCCTTCAGCAATTACAGTTGTTCCAACTGGTATCTGTGTTGAACCCCACCCCCAATCTACATATAATTTACGAGTGTGACGCTGAAATCTAATTGGAACATCACCAGTAAACATTTCACTTAGATTTTGAAGATGTTGCATGGTAATAGAGAAATTGGTATAAGAAGTTGACGTAAAATCGTACAATTCATGAAGACGAAGTTGATATCTTAGGTCAAACATATTATTTTTTGTGATGGTATCATTAAGAGGAAATACTCTAGTAATACCTAGAATACCTGGATCTATATTAAAATAACGTTGATCGACATCTTCTTGTGTAATTACGTGCATCCAGTAAAAAGATTCAGTTGCATCAAAATGATAATCTTGATAAAATTGTAGTGCATCATCAATTCTATCTTCTAATTGATCATCATCAACATTAATCTTTATTACTGGAGCGCCTAATCTTCTTAGAGCATAATCTTTTAATTCATCTCTTGTTGTAACGAGTGCCATTGGAGAGGTTTCCTATATTATAAACTTTATCATCTATTTATAATATAGGAATTAAATTGAGTTAATTGTTACATTCCGCTAATTGAGTTCTTAGGGCATTAATTTTACTTTCGACTTCATCAAGCCACCCATTATCAGTTTTTAAGATAGCTTCACGTTGTCTTCGTGGTGTGACTGAATCTTCAAGTAACTCAATATCAGTTTTAATTTTAACTTTTTGATCTTCAATCTTTTGCGCCTGCGCTTGAGCAAGAACCTCGCCTTCTAACGGCACAATATTCCATGACTGTTGATAAAGCGAATCGTTTATTTTAATAGGATTACCTTCAATAATCGTTTCTGAATAGTCATCAAAAACTGGTTTATCTGAAAGAATGTAATCAGCAATAACTGCATTATTAGAAATAGAAAAAGGGATGCTAATTCCGTCGCATATAAATGCGTCATCAACCACTTCGATAGTAGAAAATTCACCTAATGCTTGTGTATTAGATATTAAATAAGGCATTATAGTACCCCTTCTATTTTGAAAATTGTAGATGCTTTCGTTGTGCTTGAATAAAACCAAGATTCATTATCGCCAAATCCTTGAGTTGGAAGTTTATCACCGCTTGTTGGGAAATAAGGTAGACTTCTAAATGCCGCGTAATCATTTTCACCGTAGACTGCATCTGAACTAGGATACATTCCAAAACTACCCATCAAAGAAATAGTAGTTGACCCAATTTGTAAATTATAACCATAGCGATATTCAGTTGAAGTACTGTTATAAGGAATCAGATAAGGTGAGCCTGTTACTTTAGTTGCTATCGCTTTATGAGAAACAAAAACAGGACTGCTACCAGTGCAATCGAGAACAATTCGAGTTGTCGATCCTAGAGAATTTGAATTTTGAAGCAATACATTTATAGCACTGAGTGACGTTGGATTACGCAATATAAATGAACCATTATAAAAAGAAAGACTATTGGCAGGTATTGGTAATTCAGTTCCTCTACTTGCTGTACCACTTGTATCAGTTAAGATATTTGCATAAGCCGATGAATTTGATGCTCCTGCAATAACAAGTGTCTTATTTGATGTTAGTGGGATAAAATCCAGATTAGAATGAGAATCAAACGACATACTAGGCATCGTAATAACTGATACCGCTTCTGTAACACCAGTTAATTTAAAAATTGCGGCTTTAAACGAACTGTTATTATGAAATACAATGATATTACCATTAGCATTCATATAACCTTTAGTAAGATAATATG